CGCATCGAGCTGGCCACGCACTCTATGGTACCTATATATTCGCTTCTAACGGAGTTCCGAAGAACTGAGTCTGGTTTCAACAAGATACTCCATTCAATCCTGGGATTGAACAAAGAATCCCCAGGTTATGGAACACGTTGCATGTTCGCATTTTGTCCTCAAATAGCCTCGATTTTCGAGAAAACTTGAGCACAAACAAGAAGTATCTTCCCCTTTTCCAGAAGAAATGATGAAGATATTTCCCGATTTGCGAAACTATCCATCTAGAGCAGCCTGACAAGCCATCAAAATCGACTTCCGGTTGCAACGTGTCCCACAACCAGCATGGCAGTGAAACGGCACGCAATCCAAGTGTAATCGCAGTGCTATCCTCAGGTTGCAACATGCCCCACAACCAGAATGGCAGTGAAACTTTGAAACCGTGCAACGACCAACCAATCCATCATAGGTTGCAACATGCCCCACAACCAGAATGGCAGTGAAACTTTGAAACCGTGCAACGACCAACCAATCCATCATAGGTTGCAACGTGCCTCACAACCAGAATGGCAGTGAAACATTATGTATAAAGCAGTGCTCGGTTTGCATTTTCAGCAGTTGCAACATGTCCCACAACCAGAATGGCAGTGAAACCAATAGTCTCGTAGCGATGTTCACCAAGGACCAGTTGCAACGTGTCCCACAACCAGAATGGTAGTGAAACTTGCTGAACGTTGGACGATCTTAGAGATAGCTCAAAGTTGCAGCATGTCTCACAACTAGCATGGCAGTGAAACTTTCAGTTACATACGCGGTGAAATGTATCACATGTCGTTGCAACCTGCCCTGCTCCTACATGGAGATGAAACGGAACACAGGATCATCTTCCCAGTTGCAACTTGCTCCACTCCCAGCATGAAGATGGAACCTCCATACTCATTCCCCCTATCGGTTGCGTATCTTTGAGATACATCTTCAGAGTAGCAAGAGGAAGAACAGATAATTATCTATCATTGATGTGCGGCTATGTAGCCACAGGCATTACTTTTCTCCTGAATATATTGCGATGGAAGTTTGGATATGTTCATAGACTTCGCCAGAATCCAAAAATTATACACATAACTTTTCAGAACCTTTGAAAATTGCCTCAAAATTGCCCATAAAAGCATTGACATATGTATACCTATATGTTATGATATACATGTAAGAAGAAAAACACACAAGTTCTGAAAGAGGAAAAGAAAATGGAAGCTCTTTATATCAAGTATGATGATAAAGGTAATGGGCCGCTAGGATATCGAAAGATTGAGCCAAATGATATAGCTTATGGCACAGTAGTCTACTTGAAGTTAGCATATAATAGATTACGGAAAGCGAAAATAGTGCGCATAACTGCAAAGAATATCCAGTGCGGAACTGATTGGTATCGTCTTGATGGACGGGACAAAAAGACATCCGGTTACAGCGTCTATATCAAAGTCGATGATCAGTCAGCTCAAGAGGATCGTATTTGATATGATCCCCTCCCCCTCAAGGCGTCCCTAAAAGCATTGATATACACACACCAATATGTGAGAAGAAAATAATGAAAGGATCAAAAACCATGAATGCACTCATCAATCAGATTTCTCAGGAATTTCGTATTCCAGCACAAAATATAGACACACTCACAGAGCGTTTAGAAAAGTTGAATAGGAGAGCCAAAAGACTCCATACTGCTCCTATCACTTTAGAGCAGCTTGGAACAGATAGCGAGAAGGATCAATATGGGATGGTTTCTCTCTTCTATCGTGTTCGTGTTTCAGGAGAGACACCCATTGTTAATGGATGGATCTTTGTTGCCACCCTTGAGCACACCTATGATGATCAAGGAGCAATGCAAAATATTATCCATGCCGTCCCTGGCCTTATCTCAGATGGAGAACTTTCCGGCTATTATAATAGTGATCCACAGTGTGATCACTGCCATCAAAATCGTCTCCGCAATGATACCTATCTCTTGAAATCATCTAGTGGTGAAATCAAACAGGTAGGGAGAACCTGCTTGAAGGACTTCACAGGACATGCTGACCCAATGAGTGTTGCAGCCTCTGCTGAAATTCTATCACAGGCAATGGAAGAAGCATCTTCCTGTACGGATGACGACTTGCTCGGAGGAGGGTATGGTGGCAAGGTAAGTGCATTTGACCTGGAGTGCTATCTGGCATGGGTACATGCTTGCATGCGCAAGTATGGATGGGTCTCTCGCGGTGATGCCCGCGATAGCTTTGGAGACAAAGCCGCCACTGCTGATGTAGCCATTCAAGCAATGGATTATTACAAGAAAAATCCCTATAGTGCATTCAAACCCAGTGATGCAGACCAGGAGACGAGCAAACTGGCTCTTGAGTGGGTTCGAGAGTTACAAGTCCTTCCTGATGACTACATGCATAACCTGTATACCATCTGTAAATTAAGTTATGTCAATTCTAGGAATGTCGGGACCGCGGCTAGCCTCTTCTCTGCCTACAACAGGGCAATGAAAGAAAAACAGGTTGCAGTCACGTCAGAGTGGCAGGGAGAGGTCGGACAGCGTACAATATTCACTCTGACCTGTGACTCTGTAAAATATATCGAGTCTCCTGTATATGGGAGAAGGGGCTTTACTACTACTTCTATCTACAATCTCTCTGATGAGAAGGGGAATCAGTTCGTATGGTTCTCATCCAGAGATGTGTTGAATGTGAAAGAGACCTACACACTCAAGGCGACAGTCAAGGATCAAGGTCTATATAGGGAAGTAAAACAGACAGTACTCACCCGATGTACCATTCAATAATGAAACAATCAGGCGGGGTCCAACCCCGCCTTTTTCTCTACTAGCGAAGCCTTTGAGCCAGAATGCGCTACTCAACTAAGAAACCTCGTCTGGATGGTTTACAAATCCTGGCAGCAACGCTGACCGATAGCCTTTCGGCTGTTTCGAGTCAATTTTAGGCAGTAAAGATTAGGCACTAGGATAAACGAACTCGTTCCAATTCTGCGATGCCATCGTTTTCTTCCCACAGTACTTTTCCATCACCACGAGGAGTTTCCTTAAAGCAGACCCTCGCTCGTGGCTTGCCTCGTCCTTGTGGTATTTCGTATGTATGACCGCCAGCAAGATAATAATCTTCCAGGACCACCTTGCCGTTCACACGCATCTGGTTGCGAGATCCATTGCCATGCTTCACCGTATGCCATGTGACTGTTTGCTCTATCATTGACAATACTCCTTCCGCTGATTCCATTTATGCTCTCTCTGCCTTGAGTCGTTCGACCTCACTTCGGCGAACGCGCTTATTGTGTTGTGGATTTTGCTCAAAGGGATCAATAATAACCTGCAATCCGGTCTGTCTCCCCTTCTGGTCATACTTTCCCTGTTCTCGTTTGGCGATCAAACGCTGGATGATTTTGAGTCCATTGAGATTTGCCTGTCCGGTGTAAAGGGACGCAGCTTCGGAAAGGGTAATGAGGTCTGGGCTGGCCAACCAGAACTCTGCCTGTTGGAGCATCTGACCGAGGGGAGTTTGCAAGAACTCAGATGTCTGCGTAAATAGCCATGCCCCAGATGGTGGTCGCTGTAGGTCATCTCGTACTTGCTGAATTGCGGCAAGAATCTCATCCAATATGTCCTCACTTGCCTGGTCGCGCTCGATATCTCCATTGGCGATGCGGACAAGGAGTTGGATATCCCGGTAAAGAGGTGCCTGTTGATACTGTTCTAGAAGATCATCAGGGAGCATGGTAGCCCGCCATCCACGATACATTCTGGGACCAATCATCAAGGTAATGTAGCCATACAGCATGCGCACTGCCTCTTGTCCAAGTGCATTACCATCAAATTCAGCCATACGTTTCTCTCCGCTCTCTGACTCGCTTCATACAACTACTGGTAGTTATAATGAGTATACCGCAACTACCAGTAGTTGTCAATGGGGATCATTTTGTCGGTCAGCGTCACTGCCAGGATCTGTAAATCATACAGACGAGGTTTCCTCAACTAAGTACTACATTCTTCATAAGAAGATTCTTCCAGTTGACTTGCAGAAAGATAGGAGATGATTCTTGGCTGTACTATTGGTATCTCATGCTCTGTATCCTGTGCATGAAGAGGAATGGTCTCCGCAATTGGAAGCGTCTCCTCTTTAGGTGGAGGTCTAAAGAGCAGGAGAGGAGAGGGTATTTCTGCAAAAACGTCTGCAAGCTGCTTGCACGGGGTAAATCTGCAAATGCTGTTTATTATTCCAACGTAGATGAGTGTATCTATCATTGCATTTCCTGTAATGATGCCACCAATTATATAACATAGTATAACTAATACAACAAAAAACAGGAATGCAATAAATGCATTGGCTAGCTTTCTGTGTATACCCACTTGAAGCCATGCTGTAAAAAGCGGAATCAGGATAACTACAAGGTAGACAGTGATTGTTGCATTATTCATGCAGGATCATATTGCTTGAATTGTTCATATTTACCGAGATAGGAACTTCCCATTCCAGGCTGCGAGTCCTTTTTATGCTGTGAATCAAAGACAATAAGTCCCCGCTCAAAGAATTGAACACTCCACCCATATCCATCAGGATCATGCTGATAGAGTTCATTGGTACGTGGCAATCCCAGGATAGGCAATGAGTTCCCATCTATGGAGAGCTTCTGATAGAGTGTCAGGTTCCCACCCATGAGGACCATATTAGTCTGCTTGCAGGTCCATGATCCAGTTCCATTATCAACAAAGTATGTAGCAAAGTCTCCTTTGCCAGGAGTATAGATTTGCACGATTGGTGTACTCCCTCCGAGAAAAATATTGGCATCAACTGCCCCTGGAATGCCAGGAATGCCAGTTGCTTTATCGGTATACTGAACAAATTCATATTTCGACCAGGGAGGAGGGCAAGCGGGTCTTGCATCGGGAGAAAACTGCCAGTTGGCCAGCCACAATGGATATCGAGTAAGGCGCCCGTCGTGTTGTAATCTTTGCTGGATGTACGAACTACTTGCATAAATCCCTGGAGGTTTTCCGTAATTGGCTTCTTGTGTCTGTAGCCATACATATGCCCAGTCGCTAGTCGCCTGTCCAACATTCTCCTCATAATCCAGGATCATCATATCTTGCTCGCGTATGCTTCCTACAACTTGCCGTTGCCAGTTTGCCTCATCAGAGGCACGACTATTAAATTGTGGATAGCTATAATGATAGAAGAGAATAACATCTATTCCTGCGGTTAGTGCTGACGCTCGGTAGCCCGCAAAATGCTGGTCGATATAACCAACACCATAGCTTGACCGCATGGCAACCCGCGCAACTCCATCCCATTGCGCAGCCCATGTTCGGTAGGCTGCCCAATCAATAGTGGTCGGCTGAAATGCTGAGAGGTCAACGAATTGTGGTACAGTCATCCCTACATCTCCATGTCTTTTTATCCTTATTATATCAGTGCTTGCTAATCCTGGATTTCCTTGACAAAAAGTACGCTAGCGAATAAAATAAATGCGCTAGCGCAAAAAGAAAGGATCAAAAAATGAAAGAAGTACTCAGTAACCCACATTTTAATCAATATGCAGCTATACTCTCAACTGCCATGAATAGAAGATGGAGAGAAAAACATCCAGAAGTTCCATCAGTGCGGGGAACGCTAGATCGATTTTCAACACTTGTCAAAACTGCTTCCATGTCTGATGCAGTAAAGCAACAGTTTTTAATCGAATTTCTTGGGATGTACATGGCAATTGTATCATCCGACATGAGACTCTTACATCGACAGGAAGATATGGATTGGCTTGTTGAGATAGTTCAGCAGGGAGGAATTGAAATGGTTGCGATTTTTTCCGCGTTATTTGCGGTTGCTACCGCACGCAATCGTATCTTCAGTCTTGATCAGGTAGCAAGAGCTAACAACCTGAACGTCGGTACGCTTAAAAACAAAGTATCCCGCAGAGAAATAGTAGGAGCATTCAAAATCTCTGAACGATGGGTGATATCTGAACTGGGTCTGATGGCTCAGGGCCTCAAGATTCCAGAAGAAAGAGAGGAGGAGGAGGAGAATGTATAAAGTATTACCAAATGGCTGTGAAATTGTGCATGGTCATGGCATTGAGGTCGGTCTTATCCAGACAGAAAAGCCTGATAATCCTGAAGCATTCCTTTGTTGGATGGAAGGGCAAGGAATTACCAGTGCATATGACTGGCGCATTGGAACGCGTTTCTGGGCTATTGCTACGATCAATGCATGGCTTGAGACAATCGGACTTGCGCTCAATGAGCATATGCAGATTGTGGAACACGCATAACTAATATGTACGTGTACTTGTTTTTTATCCAGGTATCTGTTATACTCAAGAATAACATAGTGGTGTGGGAGAGACTGTGTTGAAGATTGTCCCTCGCGCTGTTGTGTTGGACTTCATTGTATGAGACTAGCCCTTTCTACAACAAACACAAAGCCATTATTCATGGCTTTGTGGTCCTTTTCTCAGCTATCTTCCCCTGCTCTCTTGTCTGTAGCTCTATCTGAGCAGCTCTCCACAAACAGAGATCCCATTCCTGAGCACATTGGGTATGCTGCACTCCATCCTCATCTGTCCACTCAATGGTATACCACTGGCGAGATGCAACATCAGGACGATATTTACAGGTAAATGTGACCTCTCCATTAAACATCATTTCGTGCATAAATGCAGAAAGACTCATTTCTGCCCACGGCGTCCCATTGCGACGTTGATAGACCTTGCTATCAAAAAGTGAACTCATATATTCATCCTTACAACAGTATGTCTGTATATACAAAGAAGGCAGGAGGGGGGCCTGCCTCACAGTGTCGTAGCATTTGTGTATGTTTGGCTCACACTTCCACTACTTTTTTATTATATGCCATTTTTGTCAATCTCTACTTGATAAAATGAAAAGCCAGTGCCATAGCAATGCCAGCAATTCCTACGAGGTAGCCCCACAATGCGTTTGCCCCTGTGGATTTACCTCCTATTTCGCTACGGGATTCACGCAGGCCCGCTATTTCTTTTGTTAGGTTTTCCACGCTCTTGTCAAAGGCGAGCCGCTGGCTCTCTAACCTGCTTTCAAAAAAGATGCGCATTGCTTCAAGTTTATCATCGTGCGCCTTGAACAAGCCAAGCGCTTCCGCTCGTTGCATGAGGAGTTTCGCCTGATCGTCAAGCTGACCCCTAAACTCATTTGATCTCAGATTGTAGTCCTTTTGTGCTTCTTCTGCCTTGATAATGGCTTTCTCTGAAGCTGCGAAGGCACTGGTCACGGCCTCCTTCTGTGCTAGAAGCGCCGCCTGAACCGCAATTTCCGCCGCCCGAAAGCGCATATCGTATTGCCGATCACGCTCGTCCACAATACGTTCTAGAAATTCTCGCATAGGGATGGGTTCGTCTTCAGCCATCTATTTACTTCCCTTCCACCGGAGGACCTCTATCAGGAGAGGGTCTTGATGGAGGAAGATCTTGTGGCTTGGGGAGCGATAATACTGCCGCTTCTATCACAATGCCAATAGACTCTCTGGACGGAACAGGAAGATTAAATTCACTGAAGAGTTTTATGATAGCGTCCTCAGCGAGTCGCTTTTTAGGCTTGTCGGCTTTACCTGGATCATTGAGATATTCTTGCTCTACACTCTGTACTGCTATCTTCGCAAATTGCTCCAATGCATGTCTCTGTTGCTCAGGCAATTTCTGGGCAAGGATTCTTGTCCAATGGATAGATAGCCCGACAGCAAAAGGAATGCCGAAGGTGAGTATGAATGTGCTAATAATTTGTTCCCACATAAGTGCTATCCTGTCGTCAACTAGACATCCCTACAACCTAATAGACATAGCCATAGACGCTGGCGTTAAAACCACTGACATTTCCTCCTGATGCCTTGACAACAAGATTCCCAGTTACATCCAGTGCGCATACTGCCGATGCCGCGACCTGCCCACTGGATACCTGTGCCTGACCCATGAGTGGCCAGTTGCTTGGATCGGTATTGGTTCCTCCAAGTGGATATATTTGGACATATGTTCCTGCGGCGCTCCCGACCCAAAAGCAGGATACATACACGAAGGTTGTCCCTGCTGGAATCGCAGGAGAACCATTACCAGTAATCGGGTAGACAATGGTATTACCACTCAAAATGCTTGCACCCGATGCAAATCGATACGGCGTTGTTTCGACAAATGCACCCCGTATCACACCCTGGCTATTACTCACTTTGACAACAGTCAAACCTCCTGCGCCATCTGTTTGAATCTGTCCTCCACAGTTGTCAACTCCGTTATTCTTGAGCGCCTGATCATTGCCCAGGACATCGGTAGCATTAGCCGTTGTACCATTAGTAAGTGTTGTTAAACTTGCACCAACTATTCCCGTTGCCATATAGCCCTCCTCCTAAACGAGTGTTGCATCCTGTAATAATGTCTGTATTTCGTAAATCTTGCGATTAAGTGTAGGAGCGCGAAATCCAATCTCCAATGTGCAAGAGAAGAAATCGTATTGAATAGAAACAATCGTAACAACCGTGTTGAAAATGCTTCCAACCGTTGAACCCCACACAACATTCCCCCACGTAAAACTTCCCCAGACAGCCGCTGGATTTGATGAACTTCCCCACTTATCTCCCCCCCATATCGCACTCCCCCAAACCATGCCCTGTCCTGTAATAGAGCTTGTTGGCGCACGTGCATCAATAATCTTGATTGGTTGACCGACCATAAAGGTCTCAATGTCATACCCAAGTCCCGACAACTGGTCTCCCCTATAATCAGGAATTTTGACCTTTGCTCGGATCTGGTCTCGATCAAGCATAGCCCCCAGCCCATCGGCAAGAGCCTGTGCGGTCGCAACATCGGTAATGCGATTATCACTCTTGCCATAAAAACGCTGTCCAATCGTTGAAATGCTAGAACCGATGTATTTGCCCTGTACTCCATTTCCTTGCACAATAATGAGGTTTTTACGCGGAATATTACTTTGCGAGTATTCAATGGAAGAGATGTGTTTCCCAAGAAGCAGGATATGCTTGGGGTCTGTAGGAATAGGACCGAAGTATGCAATCTGGTCAGGGCCTGGTCTGAAGTAGTAGTTGGTAGGAGAAAGGAGAACCACATTGGATAACGCGTTAACCACTGGTTGATTCTCGGCCTTGATCTGTGTTTCATTGCCAGTGAGAGATGTACTGCTGGCATCTAATGTATAGGGATCAGCATAGGGCTTACCAGTCGTGGCGTCCATAGTGCTGATAGTGGTTCCTGTACGATCTATGTAGGAGCCGGTGAAGAAGCTCCTGAAAATTGCTCCTGTATCAATATAGGTGCTGGGATCTCCGACAGTTCCAAACGTGATAGCAGTGGTCACACCATGGTCGCCAAAAGCAATTTGTGACCAGCTCGTAACAAGCACATTGATGCTTTCACTTCTATCTTCTCCAATCTTTGGTGTAATTTCATCAATGCGTCCTGCATACTTGAGAAGTCCACTGGAAGGGAGTCCAGCACCATAGATCCACCACTGCACGATGTTTCCTTTAGCAATGGTGTTTTTACTTCCTGGCTGGTAGAGTCCATCATAAGCATCGAATGACCTGGAAAGTGTCATAGTAACTGTAGATGCGGCTGCATTGATATTTTCTTGAAAAGAGAGTAGGGGAGCATCACGGATTACATCAATGAAGAGACCCGTTGGATCGTATACTTTGACGATCTGAAATTTATAGATATTCTGATCCTGGTCTGAGACAGGGGTGTGAACGACGCTCGATACACTAAATGAGTCAAATGATAGAGCAGCAGAAGTGGTAGGACTCCCATACAATCCCCATAGACCGCGCTGTAATGCAGGATCAGATGCTGTTCCAGATAGCATCCAATCAGGTTCCGTTGTCCCATCCTGCCAGAATTTAGCACTATACGTTGTACCAATGACCTGCATCTTAAACCAGTAGTTGGTACTGTTATTCATCGTAACAGCAGTAGTTACTACATTGGTATTCACTCCTGCAACGCGCTTGCGAATCCTGAGTGAACCGCTACTAAAGTCAAGTTTGATAAAGTTATTGACATCCGTATAGCGAAGAAGCAACCCTGGTGTGTCTGCGGTGACTGTCTTTACAATACGAGCAGTGATTATACAGTCAAGGTTATTATTTGTGCCAATAACTCCAAAAGATTCTGCACTATTATAAAACTGTAGTTGTGTTATTGTTGTTTTCGTGTTACTTCCTGAAGTAGTTACCCACGATCTCCTATCAGAAGCAGTTCCCCAGGAATTAGCCAGCACCGAGATGCGTACTCCGCTATCAAATTCAAGAATCATGAGATATGCCTCGCATTCCATGAAATGATGCACTGTGCACTTACAGCAGAAGCACAGGATATGGCTATATTGAAGGTGGTCGTACTATACTCTAAAACCGGAGGTATCCCACTAAAATCAGAATTTTTGCCAGATGAATTGGTCTGGATACTCATGCCGTTTACTACAGCAGGATCACAAAGGACATCAACATAATCGCCGTTGAGATTTGGCAACGGTACGGTCGAGGTTGAATTTGCGGTGAGAGTGAAAGAATCTTGTATCTGTGAGATACTGATCGCATTCCACTGAGTAACCTTGGTAACGGCTGCTCCTATCCCATAGGTTGCATTGGCAACAAACGAGTTAACCGTAAGTGTGGTTGCCCCCACCGAGAACGCCGTAGCGACGATGACATTTTGACTGTTTCCTCCACTGGATAGCTGAAGTGTATCCCCAATTGAAGCACTAAAAGAGGTAGCACTCACTGGAAGTGTGGTGTAAGCGGTTCCTGAATTTCGAGCAGTAGTAAGCGTTGTACTTCCTGTGCTCGTTTTGTTGATAATGTGGAAGAGTGGAAAACTATAATAATTCCCTCCACCGGCCACGTTGATGGCTGCAAAATTCCAGAGTGAATTGGCCAGTGTCAGGGCAACAGTTCCGGTATCATAGGAGGAGGAGGAAACGGCATAAGCAAATGGGTCAGTTGCCAGAAATTTGCATTGCACCACACACGCGATAAGATTACCCTTACCAAGTGTTGTCTCGGCTGAAACACAATCAACACTCTGATACTGGCACGTATTGGTGTCATCAACGAGCAGTGTCTGTGATCTTGGCAAAAGACCCTGCTGCAACGTACGCAATCGAGCTATCAAGTCAGATCGAGATGAACCGACCACCTTGATATCCATCATAATCTCACGAGGACTAGTCGTTTCTCCCGATTTTTTCATTGTCCACAGACGTGCGATAGGAAAGAAGACAGGACTCACTACCGGAGAACTAAAGGGCTTTGACTGGATAAAATAGCCTCTGCCTCCTGAATTAGCATTGAGTTGAAAGGACCCAAAAAAGTAACTTGCAGTCATCAGGATGTCCCTCCCACCTGTGTTATACTGTTAAAAGGAGGACAAAGATTATGCCAGATATTCCTATGCCACAAGAGTTGATAAAGCAGGTCCTGGGATACGTTCCAGAATGGACGCCCGAAACATGGGAAGAAGTTCATCAGAGATTGATTGAGTATGGATACACGCTTATATGGTTTCCAGGAAATGAGTTTCCTTTTCCGGTGAAAATCCCACCCAAACAAGAGTAACTTAAAATGCACCACGTGACACCCCCTCATATCCATATCCGCTGAGCGACTGCATGATTTGATTCATTCTCTGAACATCTACTGGATTCATATTTACATTGTTATTTGTCGTGACATTTCCACTATTTTGTCTTTGCAATGTTACGATTTGTGCGAGCAATGCTACCATTTGTGCCAGGTATTGTGTTGTCTGGTCATTGGCAGGACGAGGAGAAGCAAAGGCAGGTGTCACCAGTTCTGGCCCGCGTTCACCGAACATGTAGCTTGTTCCACTGCGCAATCCTAGTCCTGCTATAGGCTCGTTGATCATTCCACCAAGTGCATAGCCAACATAAGCACCTCCACGTGCCATAGACGCAATACCAGGAACATTAAAAACACTCCCATATCGTGCTAAAATATAGCGAATAGCCGCAATAGCATTGTCTACAGGGTTGTAGATATCTCCATGTCCAGCAAGCGCATACGCTCTAAATGTTGCACCAATGGTCTGAAAGAGTCCACGTGAAGGGTCTCCGTTTATCGCATTGATGTCGTTCAGATTGATTGCTCTTGGATTACCTCCTGACTCATGCATTGCAATCGTTGCAAGAGCACCTGCCCAACTACCGGGCACACTGGTAATTGCCATAGCTGCTGCAATCCAACTTTGCACATCACCTGGAGCCGCAGTGCCTCCACCAAAGTCAAACTTGGGAAGAATCGAATCAATCCAACCGACAGCCCAGGATTTGACTTTCTCAAAGAGAGCAGACCCGATATCACCAAACCCTCCCATGTTAGGAGTAGAAATACCCATAGCTCTTATGACATTATCTAAAATGGATTTTGCTCCACCTGCAATCCAACCTATGATGCTTCCTGTGATATCTCCTATTCCACCTGCATAGCCAGGGATACGACCAGAAAAAAACGCTCTTGTTTCCTGCGCTGAAAGAACGGCTGTTCCACGAGGGGCAATAACCAGTTCGGGTCCCTCTTCACCAATGACCATCGGTCCACCGGGATGCCCTGCTGTCCCTTCTGCGTAATGGGGGATACGGTTCAAGTGAACAACTGCGATAACTCCCCTTGTCCCCAGTGCTGCTGCAATAGAGTTGAGTCCCTGTCCAAAAAAGTTGACAAAATTCTCTACTGCTGTGATTCCGTTATTTAATCTGTCTATTATACTATTTATCATATTGTGAAATATATTATTGACACCCGCACTTACTTCGTTAAATTTACCGATAACACTATCTTTGAATGAAATGACATGTGAAATCACTTCATTCAACCGATCACGGAACCACCCTCCAAGAAATGCAAAAACGCCAGTAACAGCATTCCACGCGGTAGTAAATATATAACGGAATACAGCAGCAGCAGGAGAGAAAATAACCACAACCTCCTGCCACCGGTCACGGAACCACTTGCCGAATATGCCAAAAATGGCAATGATAATATTCCAGAGTGTTTGGAATATTGAGCCAATATATGAGATGACAGGCATTAGCGGGGCGGAAATCTCACGGAATCGATCACCGAACCAGGCACCTATCCCGATAAATACGTTTTGTATGTCTCTGTATCTATCTCCGAACCATGCACCGATATTACCAAATACATTTACTATTCCATTTTTAGCATCATTAAATTTATCGATAAAAAACTGACTAACTGGACTAAAATATCCAGTAATGTATCCTATTGCTGCCCTGAATATCCCAATGATAATATTCCAAACACCTGAAAACATAGTAACGATACCCTGCCATATACCGCCCAGATCACCTCCTAGCTGATCAAACTGTCCTGTACACAAATGAACAAAAAACATGATAATATTGGTAATTATTTGTATTGCGCCTGAAATAAACTGTACAATTCCTCCGAAAACCTGAATAACGCCGGGAAGCAGCCCTGCCAGTGCCCGTATGGAACTAACAAGTATGATGAGGATGGCTACACCGATAAGCTGGAAGAGAGGGGTTGCTCGTTGCAGTGCCACCATCAGTTGATTCCAGGAAGGTAGGAGTTGTGTTTGCCAGGTATCAACCAGTTGTTGCCACACGGGTTGGAAGGTGGTCTGAAGAAATGATCCAACTATTTGTAGAGCAGGCATGAAATTAGATGATATGATTTTCCATACGTTTTGTATAGATTGTCCTATACTGTTGATAAATTCTCTAAAACCTGCATTAGAATTATAAAAATGTAAAAAGATAGCAGTGAGTCCAGCTATCGCTGCGCCAAGTAGTAGAAATGGGCCAACAGATGCAACAAGACTGACCAGGGCGGGAATAACAACAGCAGCAACAATAGATCCAATACCAGCTAAAACAGGAATGAGTGCATTGCCAGTTCCGGTGAACTGACCAATCCAGGTGTTAGCCGTCTGAATTGCTGGAATAACGGTTCCAGATAGAAAGCCACTGACGGTTGCCAGTGCACCTGCAATATCTTGCCCGACCGTTGTTGCAAATTGCTGGAATGCAGGAGAGGAAACGGTATCTGCGATTGCTTTAAATTGACCCTTTGCGCTTTCGAGAATGGGCGAGGTGAGTGCAATAAGCGCCTTTATTGCGCTGTTTTTCATTCGATCAAACATGCCAGCCGCAGTCGTTGCTTGATCCGCCATACCAGTCGAGAAGCGCTCCATCCCTTGAATCAGTGCTGGAATTGCTTCTGCTGAAAGCAATTTCCCTTGTTCTGACATTTTCATCAGTTCTGGAATTGGCTTATGCATTGACTCTGAAAGCATGTCCCAGCCGGGGATACCGACCTCGGTTAACTGATTCATCTCTTCAGCCGAAATTTTTGTCTTGGCTGACATCTGACCGATAGCAAGGACTGCTCTATTTACTTCATCTGTTCCCCCTCCCATCGTCGCAATCGTGTTTCCTAACCCACGCATGAGTGGAATGATATCTCCCACCCCAACCTTCATCGCAATGAGTGAGCGCGAGGATTGTGTGAGTGTTGGCCAATCAAAGAAGGTAGAGGCATCATCGAATTGATGAAGTTTGTCGAGAAATGCTGCCGCTGCCTGTTGATTACCCTGGAAAAGCCCTTTAAAGGCAACGTTTGTCTGCTCGATTGCCAGAGCTGGTTGAAAGAGAGATTGCGCTACACTTATGGCTGTTTGTCCGATTTGTTGGAGTGCAAAAATACCCATACCAGCTTTACTGCCAAAATCGACCACTTTATCTGCAGCACTGGAAAGAGAGGCATGAAAACTAGCAATATGCGACTTTGCGCTTGAGATGGCATTGGCAAAGAGATTGGTATGGTGCGTACTATTGTTTAAAGAAGATGAAAGTTGTGCTGCTTCTGTCTGCACTTTCTGCATGGCAACACTCACCGCATCCTCTGCACTCTTTATTCTTGCAGCAGCAAGAGTAGCCTGAGCATAAGCAACAGCTATCCTTTCGGCAGAAGCAGAACCACTTTTTGCCATGTCATTGGCACGTGCCAGCGCTGCGGTTGCCTGGGCCTGGGCAAGCTCCAAGCGTTTTGCTGCTTCAGATGCCCGGACTTGAGAGGTGGTCAATCGAGAGAGGTCTAGCCCGGCGGCTGCGGCGCGACTTCCAAGATCAGCAATACTGGTGTTTGTTGCCTTGAAATTGGAGGTAAATTTAGTAGCCTGATTGCCGATTTCAGCAAAGCGATCTTTGACAGAGGAGAGCGCATTCTTGAGTCCATCAAGTACAGCCTGGCTATTGCCCAGTTGAATCCCAAGTTTCCATATCGTCTCATCTACCATCGTTCTACCTCATACCAACTTGATCACTTCTCCGTCATAGTCATTGGCCTGTGGAATTTGAGAAAGTGTTGTTTGCACATTGCCGTTACTATTCTCTTTTGTCGCCTCATGCTCCTCCTCTAGAATCAGGTCTAACTCTCGTACATATCCAAAAAATCTTCGGTAATCCATCCGATCAAAATCCGCGTCGGCAATCGCTCCCTTGTAGTGGTAGAGCACGCGGGCAAATAGCTTCATCAGGTCATACGGTTCTCTGCTTGTCCTGCTACCTATTTTGACTGCCTGCACCTGTGCCAGCATCTGTCTTGACGCCTCTTCATCCCATTTCTGAATTTTGTGAGCTTCGGAGATGGCTTTCTGGATAGCTTTTTCATCCCAATCACACAAAGGATCAATAACACCATCATCAATAACTGAACCGCGCCTATGCCTGGCGTTGTACTCCCTGCGTGCTACGCTTTGTTGTTCAACGGGCGGTTCAGCTTGGCGAAAAAACGCATGAAGAGTCCAAAAACAACATCACCATCAATACCTTCTTCAATCAACATTTTTCGTGTCATAAACGGCTCACTGATTTTCCAGACTTGATGGACCAGATCGCCCATTGCCTCAACCTGTTCAGCCGTTGGCGTTCCTCCTGCAAACCCCTCTGAAATGGCAATGGAGCGAGCATAGACATTGACCGGAACAATGTTTTGAATATGCGCGGTACGCATACCTGCTCTTCGATAGGTGAAGGGATGACCTTTCTCATCGCAAAAAGGATTACCACTATCATCAAGCACTGGCTCATCACGATAAAAGCGCACTCGAACATCAATGACTTCATTGGTGACTTCATCTGGATTTGCCAGTTCCAGTGATTGCATCACCGTCTCTAACTGTTCCTCTGAAAATCCAATCATTCCATTCTGTGTTGTGTTCATTCCATCTCCTCCTTAATATTGGCTATTCAGAATCGTGTAAAATTTTCATAGAGTGACCAGTAACGACCTTTGCGAGTTTCGTAACATGCACCCCTTTTGCCCGATTTACATGTACTCTACAAGCATCTGATGCATACTTTCCTGGCCTTCCCCTGCTGTTAGCTGGTTTGGCTATTCTTCTGCATCCACACTCACATAACTGTATTCGCACCTCTTGACGACGCTTACTCAATGCCTGAAGAACTTGTAAGCCTATCCATTCCGTATAAATTGGAGGTATCGCGTTTGCTATCTCTTCAGTTGTCTTCATCCAATCAATTCCTAATGCTTCCCTCTGTGCTCTCTCTTTCTGTCCAAAGTGACCGCCAACACTCCAATATTCCCCTGCTCTTGCTATAGCCCCTGGTCCTGCTACTGGCATAATGTGAGGGGGATGATATGGAGCATAAAGCAGTATGTTACTCTCAAAAAGTCGATGTCTATATGTTCGCAATCCAAACATTTCACCGCAAAGCAGAATAGGGTTGCGCATATCGAGTAAAGCTTTCTCTACATTCTCGATAATGTAAGGCAATCCAGAAACTTGTAAACGTTCACGGAATGCACCTATAAGCAAAGGATGTTTTGCCCTAGCTCCCTTGTGGAAGTAACTGGACTGTGAATAACCTTGACACGGGGGACTAACCGCTATAACGTCAAAACCTATCAGGTCAAAAGTTAATGCATCAGACTGGTAGAACGTATAGGGATAATTCGGTTGTGATTCGATATCCACACCTACAACCTCAAAACCAGCACGCGCATACCCAACCGACGTCCCACCAGCCTTACAGCAAAGATCAAGCAAACGAGGTTTTTGTATCACTGGTTACATCCCTCTCTTTTTGGATTCCATGCACTATTCCGAATAGTCCCTAATATTGACTGTACTGTGTATTGGTAATGGTTGTTTGTAGCAGGTACGCATTGTTTAGCCCAGCTCCTGATAATGGAGCTGCAATACTCATCGCATCATCGATATCAACCGTAAAATGCTTTCCACCCTTCTTTAATTCAGGAAACTTTCCTTTTGAATACGCAAGCGTTAAAATCTTGTATTGCACCGTTTGGAAGGTGTCTGGTTGTGTGAATGTCATGATGAGTGATCCCAGTCCAACGACTGAAGAATCAGTGGTGCCAGTAGTACTGCCGAAGTAAATCAGGGCAAGTTTACTAAACGAGGTAAAGATCGCGCTGTAGCTTACTTTAATCTCAAGATTGCCGAAGAGCAGTGCAGCAAGCGTAAATGCTTCAGCCTGTGTATCTTCATCAAGCTTGTTGTCCTGAGCAATCTTAAATTTGGTCAGATTTGCAGCATCACCAGAAGTTGAGCCATCAAGTGTTACTCCCCCATTCATGTGAGTGAAAAGGAAGGGTAAATGTTGTTCCAGGGTAATGGTCGCAGGAGTTACCTGTACAACTGAAACAATGCCAGTCAGCTCAACTTCATGGATTAAGATTTTGCCGTGTTCCCCACTTCTCTCGAAAGATGAAACTTTACAGGAACGCACACGAATGGCCGTTCCAGGACCCCCGGAGAGATTGCCAAGACCGACCTCACTGGTATAATAATCGCCATCTGTCTGATCAGTGAGCACATGTGATGCACTACCCTTTACTGCGCCCGCTGAGGTGTGAGCAAGTTTGAGTGTTCCTCCATTAGCAACAGTAAGAATGTAGGGTCCCACACCGGTTGGTGGAATGGTGAAAATTGCAATCTCCTCTGTTACGGTTCCAGGCTCGATGACCAGGGCAAGTGTGCCACTTCCTGTCAGTCCTGTGTTAGCAGCAACGGAAATGGTTGTTGCTCCCACTACTGTATTTGCCGAAAGGGTTGTGCTGACAGTTGGGGCAGTATACACATCACTTCCACTCCCCATTGAAGCCGCCTCAAAAAACCCTAACTCATTGGCACGAAAAGCGGCTTTCAGCTTTATTTTTGCCCTTTGCCCATTTTTAATAATAATGGATGTGCGGCGTGATCCTTCTCCTTCCTCAATGGTTTCGGAGTCTGCTATTATCTCAATTCCAGATCCGTCCATCCACCTGGGAAATACCGATGGCGCAACCGCTACATCTGATACCGTCTGTTTGCTAAAACCAAGGTATCCATTATTTTCACGAACTGGTACAATTAACGCCATTTACTTTTCCTCCTCAACCTGTCTTTCATCAATCGTGATCGATTCTGGAATAGCTTCTGGAGATTGCTCTGACGGTGTTTCAAGCACCTCAAAATCAGGTCGGCCATCATGAAACTCATATCCCAGGGGTCCCAGATCCTCTACAGGAACAGCAGCGTGTTCGGACTTGACGACACGACCATATCCAAGCCAGAGAGGAGGGGCATTGCCGTTGCGATCAAAGAAGAATGTTTGACCGATGACCTCCTGTGCAGGCATCATGACAACATCACCATTGCTTAATTGAAGATTGGTCATGGGAGTGCCATCAATGTGTTTCCAGTCTCTTCGACTTTTCTGTAAATCTACAATGTGATTGCCGATATATCGTGCAGGTACAAATTCTTCTTCCATCTTTTCCTCCTGATCAGACATCATACGGGAGCACATTGACCACAACGTCAAGATCATGAACAATAAGGCTGGTTCCTGGTATGGTCACGTCATCAATGGCTCCCTCATATCCTCCAAGTGTCATCGTTGGCAGGCTCATACTGTAATCATGCCTCTGAAAGGTGGATGCATCGTTGTTTTCCAGATTTGCCTGCATGCGCATGAGATCGATCATATTGTTTAATTTGATGGTATCAATGGTATCAGGTTGACGATCCCAGGTGTCAATGTAACGGATCTTGATGCGCATCTCTCCATCCCGTCCCTCTCCTGCTGCGAGCCTTGATATCTGAGGACCCGCCTCAATTAAGAGTGCTGGTTTGGGACCGAGCAACATTTCATAGCGCTTTTGGATGTAGATAAGATCAACCCCAGTTGCGCTCATAATGTCCCCAAGTCTGGTATTAGATTGTCCTGTTTTTGGGTCACTCGGCAAGAGTTGTTTAAACACACCCATCACTGTCAGAACATCCTGCGGATTGTTGAATCCACGTAGCACTCTCTGCATCTCCTCTATCAACAAAAAATTATGTGTATAATTTTTGGGAGGTGTCTCATCCACCTCCTACCATTTGATTCATCTCCTCGATCAAGCGATCCATTTCCGTTTGGACAATCTCGTCAAAGCGATTGCGTACTCGTTTAACGAAGTTGTTCGGGCGTTGTCCGGCAACACTGCGGTAGGGATGCGCAGCTCCCTGCCAGAATAGCGCTCGCTTTTCACGAGGGACAATACGATGACGCGAGGGACCATAGATACCCGTCCCCTTTGTCACGTATCCCAGCTTGGTTGGTTGACTGGTGAACAGGTTGAGCGTAACACTTCCCCCACCGATTTCTATCACCTCTGCCTGAAACGAGGATGCAAGTGAGCCTCCCGCATCCCCCGGAGGTGGCGGTCCTCCGAGGGAACCACGAGGTGCACTATCATGGAGTAATTGCGTAACCGCATCACCAGTGTGTCGTGCAATCTCTCGTGTCATATAAGGAAATTCTGCATACAACCGACTGAATTGTTGGTAAAGGATGTCCATGCCAGATGCATCACTTTTAATGTTCATGTCTGATCCTCAACAGGAGAGATCATGACATTGAACTCCTTACCAATCTCAGCATTGTTGAAGACGGCTGCTGCTTCTGGATTGACAATGACCATTTCTATATTTGCGCTTGGCGTGGCACTTCCAAATGGCTCTCCATGCACAGCCTGTAGTCGTATCCTGGTTGCTTGATGCGGCTCTTGCCAGTAGTAAACGCGTGCCACTTCTTGTAATGAAAATCGTGCTAAAACTGAATTACTCATTATCTTTCCTCCTATACTACAGGTCCACCTGCTGTAATACGTTTGCAGTAGACTCTGCGATGCTGCAAAACTCCAGCCGAACTATTTCTAGCAAAACTGACGAGAAGCGTTTCATTGATTCCCAGTTCATCCCATGCACTATATACAGGTGAATTGTTAAGGCACACCTCGCTAATAATGTCTCCTTTCCTAATGTCTATTCCAATGTCCACTTTTAGCAGATAATCACTTTCCAAAATGGGGGCTGTCCCTGTGCGATAGTCAGACTCCGGGACAGGTCCTGCATATGCTGGAACCAGCGAGAGGTAAGGACCTGGTGCAGATGTTCCTGTTGATGCGGTATAGATGCCCGGACGTTTAGTTGAGATGACGACATTTTTCAGCGGAATCATGCGATTGCAATCTCCTCATAATTTACGAGACATTTTGCAGCCTCTTCACAGAGAACAACTATCTGTCCATCCCCTTTCGAAAAGAGTTGTATTTCTTGATCAGCATTCCTGGCACGCATGATGCTTCCCATTCCCGTCTTTTTGAGCGCTCTCTGTTCCAAAATGTACGTGACCTGACGAATTGTTGCCTCTCGCACCGTATCCGGTATTTGTGCTGTGTAATCAGCGGTAACTTTTGCATTTGCCGATTGCGCTTCATCAAACGTGATAGCCCCTTCCGTATAATCTATCGTGTAATCTGTTGCAATAATCCCATCTACATACACAATGGGAGGAACCTGTGGTATCTGAAATGGTTGTAAATATGTTGCCTGGATATAGGTTGATGCCCAGAATCCTCGTAGCGCCCTATATGCCCTGTTATCTCCTGTGTTATATAAAGCGTCATTGAAGAACGGGGTATAAAAACAGACAAAACTATCCATCTGCATAATAGGAGGATTAAGACCAAACTGAAAAAGGAAAGGAGTAATATCAAAGGTGATTGCTTGAAACGGGACAATTTCAATGTATTTATCTCCCTGATTAATCACACAATCCTGTGGTCGAATAGTGGCAAAAAAGCCCGAACCATCCCCCTGATTTGAAATTTGTATACGATAGCGATTAATGACCTGTACCGGTACAATTCCAGCATAGGTTATTTTTCGTGATTGCATATCATATGCGCATTGAACCCAGACAGGATGCGGTTCAAATCCCCCATAAGCGAGATCAAATCCCATATGAGCATCGACTGCTGTTTCAGCGCGAGCAATAAGCCTTGCCAGAGTAAAGTCATTGATGTCAGCAAGGCTGGTACCTGCATCAAGATCTCTATATTGTTGTGTGGTGAGATATTTTGGCATGTGTTGCTCTTTCTATGGTGCTGGAAGAATGGTAATAGTTTTTGGATGGCCAAATCCATTATCCCCTGTAACGCTCCGTCCCGCTCTTATTGCTTTCAGATAAATCCCCCATTTCCCAGGAATGTCTACATCCTCCGGTTGCCACTGTCGATGGCACTTACCATTTTCAGCATCATCCACAATCACCGCACCATCCCCACTGACTGAACAGGTCTTGACCATACCTACTTTCCCAATATCTCCAATTGTTTCGATAATCTGCATTTTCATGCTAAAGGTGACATTATCAAGTGGATATGGTTTTCCATTAGCCGTATATCGAATTTGCACATTAAATGGATTACCCGTATCTCCCTGCATGATGGGACTAAAATCATCAATCATATTAGCTCCTTACATACATGTTAATATCACCACTACGTACATATGACGTAATGTTACCACTACGTACATAGAAAGTCCCATCCACTATTGTCGTTAAAATAAAGCGACAAGGAATATCGTGATATTGATCCGCATCATAAATAAGAATCAGTCTTGATGTAATATCTTTTAATTGAATAGCATATGTTAGGAGAAGACGTACATTGATATCACATAATTGTCTTGCTGACATTAATTGCAAACGGGTATCGAGGTCATTTTGTTGTAAAGCTGACATCAGGCGCAAACGAATGGACATATCCCTGAACTGGATAGCTGACATCAGGCGCAGTCTGGATACGACATCCTTGAACTGACTGGCAGACATTAAGTGAAGCCTGGAAGTGACATCCTTGAGCTGGCTAGCAGACATTAGACTGAGCCTTGAAACGATGTCCTCAAGCTGGTTAGCACTCCTCATTCTCAGGCGAGTCGTGGTATCCTTGATCTGTTCAGCACTCATCAAACGAAGCCTGGAAGCGATGTCTTTAAAGAGTGCTAACCGTAGACGTGTGTCGATGTCATTGAACTGATTAGCAGATCGCAATCGAATCCTGGTTAGAGCATCCTTTATCTGAGGAGTGGACATTATTCTCAGACGCGTTTCTACATCCTTGAGTTGACTAGCTGATATCAAGTGCAATCTGGAAACAATGTCTTTAAAGAGTGCCAAACACATGCGAGCAGGAATGTCCTTGCGTTGATTAGCACTCATGAGTCGCATACGTGTGATAAGATCCTTGATTTGTTGCCCTGGCACAACCTGGATAAATCGTGTTGAAACATCCTTAAACTGTTTGGCACTCATCAAGCGCAGTCTGGCCGCAATATCTTTAAAGAGCGCTAATCGTAGACGTGTATTGATATCCTTGAGCTGATTTGCTGATTTTAAGCGCAATCTGGAAATAATGTCTTTGAGCTGGCTGGCAGATATCAGACGTAGCCGAAGAGCGACATCTTTGATCTGACTGGCAGACATCAGGCGCAAACGTGCAACAATGTCTTTAAAGAGTGCCAGTCGTAGACGTGATGACACATCCTTGCGCTGACTCCCTGATATCAAGCGCAATCTGGAAACAATGTCTTTCAGCTGGCTGGCAGATATTAAGCGAAGTCTGGAAGTGATATCTTTGAGCTGACTCAAGCTCATTACGCGCAATCTGGCAGAAATATCTTTAAAGAGTGCCAGGCGCAAACGTGTGTCTATATCTTTGAATTGATTAATTGATCGCAGTCTTAAACGTGTTACGGCATCCTTTACCTGAGGAGCAGACATCAGGTGCAATCGAAGAGCTACATTCTTTAGTTGCGAGGCACTCATTAAACGAAGTCTGGAAACAATGTCTTTAAAGAATGCTAAACGCAGACGTGTGATGAGGTCCTTGATCTGATTTGCACTTCTCAGACGCAATCTAGAAATAACATCCTTCAATTGCGAGGAAGACATCAGGCGCAATCTGGATATGATGTCTTTGATCTGATTTGCTGACATCAAACGCAGACGAATAGCTACATCCTTGAGTTGTGAGGCTGATATCAATCTCAACCGGGTCATAATACCCTGTATCTGGACACTCCCTATGAGAGAGAAACGGGTGACAATATCTTTTAATTGATTAGCAGACATTAAACGTAATCGAGCAGTAGTATCTTTGAAAATAGCCAAACGGAATCGAGAAACAATATCTTTTAATTGGTTAGAAGATATCAATCTCAGACGTGAAGGAATGTCCTTGCTCTGTAATGCAGATATCAGTCTTAGACGTGTTATAATATCCTTGAATTGCAATGTGGATATTAATCTTAGACGTGTAGCAATATCTTTTAATTGAATAGCTGACACCAAACGTAATCGAGAGGCAATATCTTTAAAAAGAGCTAATCGTAAACGTGTAGCAATATCTTTTAATTGATTAGCTGAGAGCGTTCCTGTTAAAGTGCCAATTCCATCGAATTCTGCTGAGAGAGCAGTAGAAGCCGACAATACAGGTACAAGCGTACCTGTGCCTGCAAGCGTGCCTGCAAGAGACACTGCCTGAGATTCATATGGAACCGCACCGCCAAATGCTCTAGGCTTATATAATACTGCCATTTACACCTCTTCTACACAAGCGCACCCAACAGAGTAGCAATCTTCAAATGTCCTGCATCTGTTGGATGCAGATTGCTTGCGCTGGTAACCCACCCATTTGCAATCGGCTGCCTGCCAAACGCGCTATGCACATCTACAAATGCACAGTTATTTGCCTGTGCGCATTCAAGCATGGCAGCTTTGATATCACGATAAGCGACATATGCCGCATTGGTGTAATCCATATTTGCAACGGTAGTTGAGGAGTTTGTCAGCGTCCCATCTGGGCAGTACATAGCGACAATGATAATGCTGCAAGCATCGTTTTTGCCGTATCGCAACGACCAGATGAGTCGCTCTAACCCATTGCGAAAATCTGCACGACTGACTGAGGCAATAGCATCATTGATCCCAAGCGCAACGATAGCGAGATCCGGCTGAGCAGGAAAGCCCAAACCCGATAATGCTGTTGGCGCTGATGGGATGCCTGTGTACCCCTGATACATTGCCAATCGATCAACTGGCGTAAGCGATGTGTCGAGGAGCGCATTGTTATACACATCCCCGTTTACTAGCCCCAATCCTTGCCACCCGTTATTTGCAAAACAGATGCCGCTCGTGCTGGCATACGCGGTAATGCCAAGAATAGTGCAGGAATTTGTAGTGGAAGACGAATTGATATGAAGAGTATGCAGGCCCGATGTGAGACCTGTAATGCTTATCTTTTTGACCTGTGCAGTTGCATATGTGCCGTTATTGGTGACAGTAACGGTCGTATTGCTTCCTCCGTCCACGTTGTAGGTCCAGCTTCCTGCCTGGAAATCCTGATAGAGGATATCGAAACCGACGACATTATAGGCTGGCGCACAGGTCCACAGTGGCGTTTGTGCATTATTGTTAAAAATAACGTTATTAAATGAGTTATAGTACGCTGTCCAATCAGTATTGATTGTGCCACCCATTGTGAGCGGCGTCGAGGATTTTGGAAGGTTCACAGCAGGAGTATAGAGAACTCCAAAGTGATCTCCTCCAAGTCGGTTGCCATTGGCCGAGAGGAGAGCTGAGCGAAGTCTGGGCCACCAGGCCGTCGTCACGATATCCGACGCCCCTTCCCCGGCTGTATCGCTATCTCCAATCCCGACCACGCTTATACGTTGGCTTCCAACAGCAGATTTCGCAGCTTTCCATGCTGCGTCCCAGTCAGTCGGCAAATAGTAATATGGACCTGAAATAGGCAACGGCGTATCAATGTCAGGAGGTGGAGTAGCAGGCACAACTACATTAGGTATGAATTGATTTGATGGATATAAAGGCATTATGATATCTCCTAGGAAAGTTCGGTTATGTTCGCGCTGCCATTGACAGCAGACCACCATCCATAAATTGGACCTGGATAAATTGGCAACGGCATTTCCCAAAGAGCCCCGGGTGGCACTTGCGTTACGTATGCTGTTTTTGCTGTAATAACACCATATGCCACAAACAATATAGCTGTTGAACCTCCAAACACACTAACGCCTTTACGCACTCCGTTTGCTGCAAGTAACTGTACAGGAGATAATGACGCATTTACTGTTGTCATTGGAGCATTTGTAGCGGGAGCATAATTAAATGTTCCCTCTACTGGTAACACAATTGTCCTAAACGTTGCGCTACACATAGCCCACGCGCTAGAAAGTGACAAGTTTGCTTGTGGTGTAACCGTTGCAATGGTTGAGAGCGCACGGTACTGACTATCAAAAGCACCTAAGTTCCCACCCCAAGGGAATAGTGTGCCGTCATTTGTTGAATATCCAACCATTGGTGTGATAGTTGTTATTCTCCCTACGGCAAGAGCTGTAAATGCTATCGTGTTGGGGACTTGCGGTGTAACCACTGAAGTTGATGCTATCAATCCACTAGCTCCACTACCCATATCTACTTGATCAAGCGCATCCAATGAGGCAATAGTTCCCCAGATTTCATACACCTTCATCGAAATGCCAGTAGGAACAGCAGTAGGACCTGTGATCTTAATCGTGACCGTATTGAGAACTGGACTTGTCACAGGTAGCAGATCTGGATTTGAACCAAGTCCTGATTTAATGCCAGTTGTGAGATAGATAGCGGCCTCAAGCGTGCTTCCTTGCGGTTGTGATGTCACCTTGGTATAGATGTTCCCTGCCGAGTCAGCCACTACAAAGCTAGTAACCGAGTCCTCCATATCGCCCACACCTAAGCAAACGACAATAGAGTTCCCGCCCATGACAGGATTAGGAAACGTATAAGAAAGACTTTTCGCTCCCGCGCCCGTTTGCGCAATGCCTCTCTGAACAACTCTAGGCTGTATAAAGGACGTGACGGGAGCGGTTGATGCATTCCCATACGCATCGACATAGGCCCCGTCAGCACCTTGCATGGCTGGGAAGGTATTATTTTGTGGTGAGTACTCCGAACTTATTGGAACAGTAGCAGAGTCATTTGGTTGTGGATTGCTAAATCCCATGGTCTATTCCTCTGTAATTTCGCATGCGATATTCATAGAAGCACCCGCCGCTAATGACACTGAGTTCAAGTTAATTGCCAGTGTATCAGCAGCTCCTCTAAGCACAATTCCCTTACCTGGACGGCTACCAAAGTCCCAGGAAGCCCTATCAGGCAGTGGAAAGTCTGTAGCTGTACTTGTGGCAAGAGTAGGCATGATCTTTGTCGCTCTAAGTGCAACACCAATAATTGACCCAAGTGTTGGATTCGCTGTGTAGGTCGTGAAGACAGCGGTTGCAGCCGGATCAAGGCTATCATGAGGAATAAATGCTGTAGTCGATGAGGTCCCACCCGTGTCTGCTGTACTTCTCCTGAGTAACAAAACATCAATAGCCGCGCCTGTTGCAGCGGTAGATGTGACGACAATCTCAATACGCAATACGCGAACAATCTTTGAGGCACTACCGATAATCGTCCACACATCGGTAGGTGTAGCAACTGGTACCAGACCTTGTTTCGCCGCTGAATATGTTGGTTTGCCACCATCCAATAGAGAATTGGCAACAAGCGCTGGAGCCGATGGGTTGACAACGGACGCCGTGTACGCAGCGCCCGCCGCGCCTGCGCTGTCTGTGTATGAAGTGACCCCAGGTCCTACTGTTACTAAGAGTGCTCCATTCTTGAGCACACGGTATGCAAATGCCCCTGGAATGGCTACCCAACTTATCGTATTGTTGGCAGTCGCTGCGTTATTGGCACCTGTCACAAACGACGGGCTAGGAGCGCCGTCCGCGCCTGCTCCATTTACAGCGACAATGTTATATGTAATAGCCGCACCCGCGCCTGTTGCATTCTGTACAACGGTAGGTGCTGCCATTGGTTGCAGTACGTCAGCTATTCCTGGTGTTAAAGGCATGATATCTCCTTTACAGTTAATGCACTAATTAACCGTCAATTGTCGGTTACGACTAAAGCACCAATCGCAAACGAAGCAATAACTCCGCTGTTTATTGTTTGCAATGTTATACTATTCCAATAGAGTAAGTTGCCTGCTGTACTAGCATCATAGATAGCTATGCCTATGATATCCCCCCATGAGGCCGTGGGCGTAACAAACGTCACCACGCCGCTATTGCTGATTTGGTGCGGACTTGTGCCTGATCCACTAATAGCTGACCAACCTGACGATGTGGTGATAGCTACACGTGCATAGGACCCGCCGCTCACTTCAACAGCACCCGTACCGTCATCTGAGGCTGGGTTCGTTGTCAGAAGAGCGACATAAACGGTAGTTGGTGCAGTTCCAAACGCCGTTCCCTTGAGCCAGTTTAGCAATTTATCCTCTAGATATGCCGACTTTCCTGACATTGCTCCTCCTGTGTTATACTATCCTCAAAAATGAGGAATACATGGATAAATTTTGATGTCGTTACTGCTGTTTGTGTGTCGCTCAAAACCGAGCCAGCAGGTGTTTAGCCAAATGCCATGACATGAATCATTTCTTATCTCATAAACGGAAACCCTGTACTTCAATACCTAGTGCACCAATAGGTGTGATAGTGTTTCTCCATGCACCAAAGTTGTATATACTCGATTTATACGCTATGAGATTTTTCTCTCCTGGGAGTGGTCGGTAATCCCAGATAAAGCACTCACATCGTCCTGTTGTCTTGTCAACCACACGACCAATAACCTGAAATTCCAGGTCATTGCCACTTGCGCCAAGCATATTGAGGCTGCGTGTCTTAAATTGAAACGCGGTACTCCGCTCAGGGACTTCCAGGACTGCCGTTCCTCCATCAGGACAATGGAGTGTGATTTCTTTTATACGGTGGATATCCCCGGTGCTTACTAAATCCTCTCCCCAATCAAGCTTGCGCAATCCCCTCTGGCCCTTTGTCCACGTTGGTACAAGTTGACGTTCTGACCATGTTTTGCCAGTCGTCAAAAGGACACTCCAGTAGGAGAGGGAGGGATCTATCGCATCTCCAACGGCATAGAGAGATGTAGCTATGCCCATTGTGCTATACTCCTTTCTGAAAGGAGATTGAATGCATGAGAACATTTTTTGCTGATTTTGTGACACGTGTTCGATTGGCGATTTCTTACTACCGACGACACGGTTTTTTTGGCAGGAAGCAATAGTGAACGCATAGCCCCAAAGCACATGTGGTTAAGTGCACCTATCTTATAAATGGGAGGCATTGGTTCAACTCCAATTGGGGCTATTTTTGATACGCAAAAAAGACATAAACTGGCTTGTGGAGCGGTTTTGTGGTATAATGAGGGTGGATTTTTTGAGGTACAAAGAGTGCTTACGACACTCTTTGTACCTAAGCTAGAATTTGAGGACTCATAGCTATGGACCCATTGTATCCTACTTTCAAAGTTTGCGCATCGTGCGAGATTGAAAAACCTTTTGGTCAATTCAAGATACATAAGGATAGACCCTCTAGTTACTGTATTGATTGCACACGGGAACGAGATCGAGCACGTAGACGCCCCTATGTGCTGCCGAATCCTCGGTATAACCCACGTAATAAATCTCAATTGAAATCGACTAAAGAGGGCTACCGATTTTGCAATGCTTGTAAGCAGGAGAAGCCATATATTGACTTTCATTTTCGGAATGGCAAGCCTACAGCCACTTGTATTACCTGTGAACATGCAAGGGACAGAGAGCGCAATCAATTGCGACGTATTCGCAAGACACCTGTTCTTCCAAAGGCCACTCTTGAAGGACACAAGGTGTGTAACACATGCCTGATAGAAAAACCTCATAGTGCATTTATGCATGACATTGCTCAAAAGGATGGCTATGCAGGTCGTTGCAAGCAATGTAAGAGTGAGCGCTATCATGCCTCTCCTGAAAAGAAATTCGAGAAAAGGACATATAATAATGCCTATAGATCCGCTAACAGTGATCGCCTTCGCACCTATGATCGTGCTCGCCACAATACTGATGAGCACAGAGCAAGAAGAAGAGCACGCAATGCTGTAAAGCGTCAGACTCGCATCCTCAAACAGCGACAGATGATTCCGCCTCCGCGTAAGGTACGAGCCAAGGTATGCCCACAATGTTCTCTTGAAAAGTTCTTGAGTGAGTTTTCTTTGGACAGGAACCGACGTGATGGACATTATGCGATCTGCAAAAAGTGTGTGGGCATATATCATCATGAACGGCTTGAAGAGAGGCGTATATACAATGATAGTCGTCGTCATGATGCTCTGCATATGGCTTCGATTAGGGCAAAACATCGAGTATGGAGGCACAACAATAGACTTCGCACACAAGGATATCAACTTCAACGTCTTGCTCGTAAAAAGGGGGCAGTCATCGTAGATAAGGTAGACTTTACTCATATCCTTAAACGCGATGGAAGACATTGTTACCTGTGCGATAAACCTATTTTGCTTCACCATACTTTGACATTCGATCATATTGTGCCTCTCGTCCCTCGTGCAGGTGATCCACAGGGAACCCACACAGAGGACAATATCAAACCTACACATCGTGAATGTAATGCCAGAAAGTCAAATCGTAGACTTGAAGACCTTACGCCCTTTGATCGTCGTGGCATCAACTATTAGAATGTACATTACTACACATAACTATAGGTAAATGTGATTACGGGTGTTAGTGTACCACTATCTTGTTACTCACTCTTATGAGTGGGGTCAGTCATTTCTGCTGGCCTCCTTACATTCCTGCAAGGGTCGGATCATGGCATCATCCATACACAATTGTATGGAGCCTCTCACTTGATCTCTACGGCTGCACAGGCTTCATTGCCCTGCTTGCCACGGCGTTACCCATTCAATGATTGGGGCTTTCACCGTTCCCAGAGAGGTTTTCAACAAGGATTACTCCTTGAAGGCCCTGGCTAAACTAAGGCTCATATTCGGCCCCGTAAACAGAATAAGTACAAAAAAGATCTTTCCTGCTGTAGTTGCGGCAGGTGTCCTGCGATGGGTGATGAATTGGACGGCTCCCTGCGCTGACTGCCACGTAGCTAACCATGCAGCAGCGCCAGGAGACACACTACCTGCCGTGCCTGTGGTAGCTGATGGCATGCTTCCAACAGCGCCTGCCGTTGGATTGCCCGTCTGATCATCCCCATAGAGATTAATTTTGAGGTAGGAAGTCGAGCTGGTATCGGTTGCATGTCCATTGATAATTGGAGATCCTGCCTCGGCTCCCGGTTGTGTGCCTGCAACTGGTGCATTGTGTGCAGAGGAACTGTATGCAGTGAGCGTGGGAGCGGTGGCAAATGTCCCAAGGTTGTCATAGTCGATACATGCGACGTTGGCCTGTCCATTGTCCCCATCATAGGTTCCGACTTTGACCCCTCCTGAGTTATCGGAAGACGTAAAGTACCAGAGTTCTGGTACTGCACCGGGGCTGGCTGGCCTCGCGTATTGCGGCCATGCAGCAGAACCTATCGTAGCAGAACCTGCACTGGTAGCACACCACCTGATTTCCTGTTGACCTGATGATCCTCCAAATGTAACAGCATTCCATGTAGGAGCTGCATCAGTGTTGCTATTCCACATGGATCTTATCGTCGTAAAGTCAGCCATGTCCATACCTCTAACCAAGACCTGCAGGAACCCAGTCAATCCTTGCATCAAATGCAGGTGTTGCAAGGCCTGTTACATTATTACTCACACGCTTGATAGTGATTACATCTCCGCCTTTAATGTAGTTGATAGCGCTGGCAAACTGAATCGGAACAATGGCTGAGGCATTCACTCCGGTTTGGAAGGTTGTTGAAGCTAAAGGAGCTGATGTGATCGCGTAGGCTCCGCTATGCCCGTTTGCAAAGGTTGCTTGAAAGGTTGTTGGGGTAAGATTGTAAATGACAACGGTTTCGGTAGCACCTGTACCACCACTAAAGATAAGCTGCTGACCATTATAGAGATTTGTCATGCTTGTAGGGGTAACAGTTCTTGTTCCGGCAGTAATGGTTGTGGCTGATGTCGTGTTGACCAGGATTGCGCCACTGCGATACTGAACAAAACTAAAGGCGCAATTATTGGTATTATCTCCCGTAATTGCAGCCATGAATGTCAATATGCATGCTCGCGCTGACATTGCATTACTGACAATACTTCCTACTGACCCAGATGGAGCATTGAGTGTCAGATCAGTGAGCGCAACAATTGGACGCTCAAAGTCTGCTGCTGTCCCACCTGCTGCTGCGGCACCCTGATAGGAGGCAAATTGTGGAATATCTCTATTGCGTCCAATAACGCGTGAAAATCGTGCCATATCTCTTCTCCGACCCTCCACCAACCCGATTGAAAAACCACATCACTTTTTGTTTTGCATGGCAGTAATCTTTTCAACGGCATCAGGACCCAGGAGTGCTGCAATCTTGTCGAGAGGCGTTGCCTTGAGGAGCATTGTCAGTTTATCGTCGTCCAGCGGCTTATGCCCTGTTGCTCGGATAAAATCAGCCTCCGTCGCATCAACATCAAAGATGAGCACTCCATGTCCCTGCTTCTGCCATTTTTGAGCTATGCCATAGGGAATGCGCCGACCAACTCCACCCTCAAACATTTGCCTGTCAAAGTACGTTACTTTGTTGGATGGCATACCATTGGTTCCCCATGACTTCCAGATCACCGTAACGGGATCATTGTCCTCATAGTGTTCTGCTGTCTTCTCTTGTTTTCTGCTTATCATAGCTTCTTCTTGAGCTGTCTGCTGTTCAGTTTTTGACATTTATTCTACACCTATTAACTTGCTAACCGTCTCGCTTTACCTGAGAAGACAGGAGCAGCCTGTTCCATGCCATACATGTAAAAGGCGATAATTCTGTTACTCAGTTGACTATCAACCCCTGAAGGAATTTCAAGAACAGTCATCGTCTCGGAGTAAAGCCAGCGGAGAATGATCTTGGATGAGTCGAAGACATAGAGATCCTCAACCAGCGCACTGTCTGATGTTCGGTTATACTTCCCAATGGTGTTGCCGGGCACTGGTAACAGCTTGAGTTGACCATTGGACCAGTTGACCGTGTTGACGCGCACGCCAGGAACGATTTCAGGGAGGTTATCATTCCAGCGTTGATTGCCCATATTCTCAGTTTCGAGCGCATCTTTCGCGAGCATGCCCATCACAACCATGTCAGGCATTCCACCATTATCAGCAATCTTGGCCGCTGTAAACTTGAGTGATTCTGTGATATTGAGCGTCCCAATATCAACCTGTGTTGCATTATTGGCACTAAAATTGCCAACGGACCCCATGACGCCCCTGAACCCATCAAAGGCAAGAGCGTTATAGTTACCCCCTTCAAGTGCGGTAGATGTTATGCTGGAGTTACCGAAATTTCCCTGAAACATGTAAAACTGAATATCAGTTGCGAGCCTGGTAACAGCACCGCTCATCTCAATAGAAAGCGGTTTGAAGTTCATTCCGCCAGCCTCCACCGCAGCCTGCTCTTTAAATGAAACGCCTCTCCCCTGCGCAAAAACGCTGATAGGCGTCGTTTGTCGGACCATCACACTATGGTCGTATTGAGCAGGACCAAGTTCTGCAATGAGTGAACTGCCAAGTGCGCCAGCATCGGGAGCAGTCATTTGTTCATACGCATGAACCAACCCATTTGACTGAGCTTTTTGTATTGCCTCCCATAATGGGAATTTCCTGACAAAGAGCAGGTGAATAATGGGTTCAAGGTCCTGCCTGATGATGACACTTCCGGTCGTCCCTGATGTACTATCAAGTATGCCTTTAATGCGTTGTGGAAGTCTGAGCGTGCGAATATTGTGGAACATGCGCACCGCTTCATTTTGTTCGTCAGCTGGAGGAGGTTGTGTTTCCAGGTAGTCCAGTTGCTGTTTGAGCGCAGTATCCGATTGCGTGCTCAGCTCACGCAGGATATGCATTCTATTGGCTTTGTACTGTGAATCATGTGGACTATATGTTTTTTGGAATGTGTCCATTCAAGGTACACCTCGTAAATGACTAACCATCGTTGCCGAGGCTCACCTGTGGGGGAATCTTAGCTGCTAAGAGCCGAAGAAAAAAAGCGGCGTGCTGCACATTGAGGTACCAATATTGTGCGGCCAGAGGAATGTCTTAGCTGACTACCTGCCGAAGACATTGTATTGGCGTGCTATACATGATAAGTATAACATAGAAAGAAACAAGAGATCAATGGAGAGAATTTGAGAAATATATAAAAGAGGATACGGTTTAGAGTATCCTCTTTCCCTTCTAATCTTGCTCAGGATATCCGCGCAAAGCCGCAGGCAAATCCTCTACCGATTGGTAGTCTTTGACCCATTCCTGCTCCTCATGTTTCCATTGATTAAAAGCCATTATGTCCAGAAAGGTGTTTCTCGCTGCTTCATCCTCGAATACATATTGGGTAATACTACCCTCAGAGTAGACCACAATAAGAAAGGGTTTATCTCCCTCTATCTGCTTCTCAAAGAAGATTACATAAGGCCAGTTTCCCAGGAAATGGCAATCCTGGCTACCCCACACCGCAATTGCCTGCCATCCATCACTCTCTACAATATTGGCGACCGTATAACCGTCACAAAAAACACACTTGTTCCAGATAGTATCTGGCATAACTTCGTATTCTTTCATTGAATGTTCTCTCCTTCTTTATTGCTTTGTATATCCTAGAAGAAGCTCCAGGTGGGGTTTTGATAAGAGTTGTTTACTATCGGCATTGATTACCTGTCCTCCATTGTCGAAAATGCTCAGGGGGTCTTCAATGGTATACATCCTTCCAGTTAATACGTTCTGAAACGCATCGTTGTAGATTTTTACAGGACAGGCGCGATCTTTTGCAATCTGCTGGCAAACCTCCACAACTCTTGTAAAAGCCTGATCAAGATCATCAACCAGAACCTGTGTGTGATGGAGTGATGCAACTTCATCCATCCATTCAATGCGGTACCCATGAACAGTGCTACCTGTTCTAAACTCAATAACAGCAATAACGTTACTTACATGTACCACTGTTTCCTGATAGGGGAAACCATTGTCAAGAGGAATAGTCTCAAAAACAACCCGGCCTTTTGTGTAGTTTTTATACATTATGAATTATCCTTTCTGTGTTGCCTGGATAGCAGGTTTCCACTCTTGTATTCGTCTCTGCATTATCGAGAAATCCGCTTTTGCCGCTTTAATATTCGTTTGTAACGAAAATTTCCTATTGCCGTAGGCACTGTCATAGGTTCGCGGGATACAATACTGATAACCATCTTGTTTGAAATCGCTCGGCCTCTCATATGTCACCTCTTCCCCTTTTCCGTATGATCCCCATTTCTCAAAAACAGTGATTGTTTGTGGCGGCGTTGTGAGGAGGTCTGCCAGGAAGAGTTCCTGGTCCTGAATAAATTTTTCCACCCATGTTGTAACCTCGATAAGACGCTCGCAGGATACTTCGTAAGGCACATATCTTGCACCCTCACAAGAAGCGGTTTGCCACCCCTCGTAGGGGCGCTTATATCCGTGGTGGGCGATCAAGCCTGTTTTGGCTTTGATTTGCCTGCCACAGACCTGGCAGGTGGCGATCTCTACGACTGTGTCCATTTTCTTTGTCCTTTCAGAACTTGCGTGTTTTCCTTCTTACACATATATCATAACATACACACGTATCAATGTCAATGCTTTTGGGGGTAATTTTAAGGCAGTTTTGAAAGGTTCTGAAAAATTATACACATAATTTTGTGTTACTTCAAATGTGTTAAAATATTTACATTATACACATTAATGTGTATAATGGGAGTAAGGATAAAATACAAGATAGAAGGAGCAAGCAAGTGAACAAATATGATTTTGCCTATGAGATACTCTGTATCCCCTTTCCTACTGAGTACCTGGAGTGTGTTTCTACTTGGAGAAATTCAAAGACCATAGAGGCAACGCAGCAGATCGGATATGAGGCAGGGAAAAGATACGCTATTGCACACCGTACTCCTTACAATCAGATCATGAAATTAGGACCCCTGGCATATATGGAAGCTCTATCATCCAGTGGAAAATCGCCAAAGGAGATTGCACTGGATCACGCATATGATTTTTCTGATGAGATGCCACGCGAAGAAACATATATGGAATATAGTGAGCGTCCTCATGTACAGGCATTCATAGAAGGATGGCTTAAAGGATTTAATGGAACTGCCTGAATACTCTTGCGTGTTGTTGAGTTGTATGGTATGATGAGTTAATCACCGGTCAAACAACTCCGCCGAGAAGGAATTCAATGGCGATTTCCTTCTCGATGGCAACCTGAACAGGGTTGAAACTTTTGCATACATCAAGCCAAGTGATGTCATGAACCCCGCCAGAAATGACGGGGCTTGCGAAACGGCCAGCGCAACGTAAGTTTGTGACTAGTGGGCTTTGTTCTTGTGAACAGTCAGCAGCGGTACGGGCTACAAGAATGTCCGAGCGCCACCCTAACTCGGACCTCTTCTACTCACGCCGAAAGCGATGTTATGGATACATTCATAGCTAAGCCTGTATTGCAACCACGAAGGGTTATATCACCCGTGCCTGGACACGGTGGGCGGCAATCCGCCAACGGTTTAACCGTTCCGACAAAAACGGCTCCCCGCAAGGGGACTTGAGCGTAGGTGGGAATCCCCACCCTATCCACCAAAGAAAGGAAGGGTCATTCCTCTCCCGCATAAATGACGGGGGTCTCCTGACCCGACACGATGAAAAACCCCTATTGGGCTTGAAAGTCAAAAAGGAACCAGAGAGATTATTTGATGCTCTGGTTCCTTTTTGTATGAATAATGGATCTTCCTGGACTCGAACCAGGGACCTCAGCCTTATCAGGACTACGCTCTCACCTTCTGAGCTAAAGATCCAAAAGCAGATATTTTTCATCGCTGCTCCCCCGATAATATGAGAATATGTTCTATCTTTAGAATACCCTCCAAGGAAAGTCTTTAAGAGGTATAATGAAGGTGATAATCAATTTTGAGTAACATTTCCCAGGAGAATGCAGGTGGAAAATGGTTGTGAATGATTCCCCCTATGGTTGCGCCTTCTTTACATTTGACCCGATAAATGGCACACTTCCTAGTCAGTTGATTACCGATATGAAATCTATCGGGCTGACCTGGCTGCGGTACCAACTCCCATGGTCTTTTATTGAGCAGAAGCAGGGTGTGTATACCTGGACCGCTCTGGATAGTGTCGTAGCAGCATGCAATAGTAACAACATCAACATTTGTTATGTCATCCAGGGATCACCACTGTTTTATGATCAGCAACCTGGATATAACAATCGTGCCATTATCAGTGGTGGAACAACAGGTTCAAAATTTATCAGGCTTGACAATGCTCCAACCGAGTTACCTGCAAACACTCCTGTGCGCTTGAGTGGAGGGATAGGCAATCCAGAAATTATTCAGACTGATCGGTTTTATGGCACTGGCTCCAATCCAGTTATACTTGCCAACCCTATAACTGGCAACAACCGAACAATGATACAATGGTACCTCTACCCCGATCCTAAGCAGACTGCAATCTTTGCTGAAGCGGTAGCTACGCGCTATAACGGGAAGAATGGACATGGAATCATCCAGGCATTTGAGATCGGAAACGAGGAATACGATAGCCAGAATTCAGATGGTGGTTCAGTAAATGCCTACAATGATCGTTCTCCTAAGTACTACATCAATGTTTTGCCTGTGGTTGCACCTGTAATCAGGACAGCGAATCCTGCTGCCCTGGTTGGGATGTGTGCCATCTGGTGGAATCAGATACCCCACATTTGTGACTTTTTGGATGCTATTTATAAAGCATCTCCAACCATGAAAAGCCATTTTGATTATGTCAACTTCCACTACTATCCATTTGAGTCTGGAGCAAGCGGTGCGACTGACCCGACTCAATGGAAGTGGGCAGCACAACTCAAGTCTACTGTTCCCTCATTTGAACAAGAATGGAAGGCACTCTATGAGGTGATGAAAGCCAATGGAGACGGCGACAAGGGTATCAGGGTTACGGAATTTGGCTGGTATGCGACCACGAATCAGCCATATCGTGGAACGGAGAATCTGGTAACAGAGGAGGTTCAGGCAAAGAATTTCGTTACTGTTTTGGATAGTGCACGTACATCGAGTACTGTCTCTCATGCCTTTTTCTGGACACTAGATTACGCTCCATCTAATGCAGCTATCAACAGAGATGCTAGTGGCAATCCTATCTCAGATGCCTTCAGCCTGGTACAAGTACAGTATGTCAATGGGCAAGCACAAACACGATACGTGAAAGCCTACACCGCTCTAAAGAACTACATTGCAAAGTACCCACAGTGGATAACACAGGTACCACCAGAACCTGCGCCACCTCCAACATCATCATCATCATCAGGATTGCTCTATAAGATTGCTCATACTATCCAGAATGATGGACCGATTCGCCTGACCTGGAGTGTCTCATCTGATCAACCGTGGTATTTTTTCGATATCACCGGAGGATCTCTGGGACCGGGACAGGCACAAACCTTCAACATCCTCATAAATGTTTCCGAACTATCCGGCGGAGAACATACAGCAATGGTTAAGGTAACAACCAGTGGAGGAAACTTCTCTTTTCCTCTGTCTCTTACCATTTCCTGACACAGCAATTCAAAGAGGGGCTATACAGGCATGGCTCCTCTTTTTTTCTTGCCAAAACTTATACACATAATTTTTCAGAACCTTTCAAAATTGCCTCCAAAGCCTTGACATATGCACGTATATATGTTATGATATATATAGAAGAAGAAAGTACCAACAGTTCTGAAAGGATAAGAAAGTGAAAAAAGTAAGAAATCAGATAGTGATCATTTTCCCTACCAATGACCCTAATTATGTTGTGGGAAGCAAAGATGCTTACTATGTTGGATCTAATCCAACGCTAGCTGCTCAGAAGTTTGAGATGCTTGAGAGGATGCTGCGAAATGGTAATCTCACAGCGAACGACTACGAGAAAGAATGTGCAGTGCCAGCAGTCAGGGTGGAGCTACGAGAATACGATGAGACACAATTAAAAGTAACCTATGACCGCATATCTGGTCCATCTAAAATAAAAGATCTTTGTTTTAGATGAAACAAAATCACCGAGGTATCAAATGAGCACACTACATTACCACATTATGGATTCAGAGCTAGGAGACATACTAGAACGTCATATTAAAACATGGAAGCAGGCAGTTAGAGAGTTAAGGGCTGCCAAACATCTCTATGCAGATGATTTTATCTGTACTGGCGTAGCTACAGATGGAATGCTTTGTCTCCATCACAAAAGCGCGTATGATCTGGCATGGTCCAGTCAGGACAATGCACACACACTTATCACCATTTATGAATGTACTGGAGAACAATCTTGTCCGTTAGATGATTGTGACTAAGTGAGATATTATGCTTCAATAGTGATTTTTACAGTCAGAAAGAGGGTATAGTATGAAATGGGAAGATCTGAGTACTGAAGGATTACAACAAATCCTGGAGTATCAACAATCCAAAGGTTATGCAGATGGCAAAGCATTTGCACAGCCATATAAGAAAACCAATATCTTTGGAGGTACAACATTGGAAGAAACACTCAAACGTATCAGCGAATGCATAGAGGATAGCAAGTGGGGACCTGATATCACTGAGGGGGTAAAGCGTGTGCGAAAGGCGCAGCACGCATACTACCTTGGATACCAACAAGGGTTTAAGAATGTACTCGGCGAGTCATAACTTCTGCTACAGGAAGGAGGTCGTATGAGGTTGCACACTTGGACGATACAGTATGCAGTGAATGATAAAGTTCGCATTGCTCAAAATGCTGAGATGTATGAGGACGATATTGAGGATGGATACGGCCCTGGACAGGCTGTAACTGTTAAGAAGATTCGTTTAGATGAAGTTCTCATTGTCGAAGCAGAAGATGGGCATTCAATGTCCTTCTGGCCTGATGAAGTCGAGCCGTTGCTGAAACGGAAGTTACGAAGGAATAGATGAGTAAACCGGATTTTGCAGATAGCCGATATTTCAAAGGTGGTTATGATTTCTCTACAAGCCACCTCTGAAGACATTATTAGTACAATTGATTCAAAGATGTCACAATCAGCCTGCACGCGTGCGTATGTGCAGTACTTCTCAGATGTTCCTAGCGACGAGATAGACGCACTCGTCAAGCCCGTTGATATTGGTTGTACCGCTGCTGATATCGCTAAAGCCTTGACATATGTATGTATATATGTTATGGTATATGTGTCAGAAGAAACACACAAGTTCTGAAAGGACAAAGAAAATGACAAACATTCTCATTGATTCCCGATTTCAGGGAGACCTGGACGATTGCAGAATTCCTTATGAGTCTGCTGCCGAGGGCATGCAAGTTACAATAGAGGGTACAATGGAGCGCTCCACGCTCTTCTCCTCAGGGAAGATGCACACTTGGGAGTGTGCGGGATATCTCCTCATCTATCATGTCCCTGATAGGGACTCTGTACAAGATTCCGTACAAGATTCCGTATTGACGATATCCCTGCTATCAGGCGGCGGGTTCTCTCTGGGAGATCTCGTCCAGAGGAAAGGGGAAAGTGGCGCCCCTATGATGATCGATCTCATCAGAGCGCCAAAGCCTGAAGAGGGCCTCCCTGATTATTACGTATCCTGCACAGGCCCCACAGCAGCCTATGGATTTGCAGCAAATGATCTTGAGAAGCTGGATGTCTCCTCTTTGAGTGAGGGAGAGCTTATGCTCCTCCAATATTGGCAGAGATAGCTCAGGGAGGATTATATCATGGCACGTTGGAATAATCATGGAATGTCTCTAGACCAAATAAATGCTCTGCGTGAAACGTGCCAAATTTTGAAAGGATGAATCAATGGAAATACGGAAAAGTACAAAGTCGGGTAGGCATTTCCTCGTGTATGAGGGAATGCTCTATCAACTAGAACCGGAAGGTTCTAAGGCTCACAGTGTTGGAAGCATTTTGGAAGGACGTGATCGCGCACTAGTTACAGGACTCCTTGCTGAGTATGCGCAAGCCTGTGAGTCTCTGGGGATTGTTCCTCACTACTCGTGGACAGGCGTAATGAATGCCCTGGGCGACGTAGGAAACAAGCGTCCCCCCTGGAAACCATTGGAACCGGCACGTATCCCGAATTATGTTGTTTTAGAATAAGAGTTTGAAAGGATAAGGATATGTATTATGAGAATAATACTGTCAGTTTTACTGACAGCGACTGCTACCGTTATACCCGCAAATTGCAGAATTTCGATGAGATTGCTATTGTCATTGAGGTTGCAACCTCCATTTGGCCCGATGGATCGAAACGTTTTTCAGAATGCCTTATGGATGTCAGTGTCAGTGCGAACAACGTTGAGGTCGAGTTTTACACTGAGAAAATAGTGAAGTTGGAGTACGAGTCTCCTGATGGATATGGCATGCGGGAAGAATCGTCCGTGATCCGTTATCCCATAGAGACAATTCATCTCCCTCCTTCAGGCGAGGATGTTTTGCCAAAAGGCGAGGTGTTGGACGCTCTCAGAGAGAAGGGAAGGGAAGAGGACATAACTGCATGGAAGGAGGGTCACACGGCCAATCTCACCAAAAGATCGCATTACATATCTTTCCTTGCTGTATATGATGAGGAAGAAATTCCAGACTTCTTGCCACAGGATCTTTCTATTATCCGTTTAGAGAGAGGCAAGCAATGTATGATCGATGCCCCCTCATGGAAGATTGATCCCTACAATAATGAGTATGATATCAAAGATATACGCTCCATAGTGGGTGCATATAAAAGTGACTATCGATATTCCTTTGTATCAATGTCATCCCCTCAGTAGGAGCTGGTTGTTGAATAGAAAAGGAGCATTTTTATGACCCACTATCCATTTTCAGATTTGACTAAAGATCGAATCAGAGATTGCTTGAAGAAATTTATCCATTCGGAGCATGGAGTGATCTGCCTGGCGAGATGCTTGATGATCTAGAGCAGGTGCGAAAGGATAAAGAGCGGGCGTATGATGACCCGATCTTTATCTGTTCCTAATAGCTATCGGTTAAATTCTGGAACGAATGCCTTTTCCCCCTTATTGTATCGAAGTATTTCAGATGGGGACATGTACGTTTTCTGATGTTCTGTCAGGCGCGGGCGCACTCCTGATGATACATCTCCCCCAATACCATCTTCCCATCTCCTGCAAGGCATTCCACGGTACTCTTCGACTATTGTCTGTGCCAGAGCCTCCTCCAAACTCCAGGGTTTTCCTGCTCTACTCTGAAGAAAATCATGATAATGCGCTACACCCTCATCTTGCGGTTCTACTGTTCTTCCCACAAGATTCGTCGGTCGGCCAAGAGGCATATCTTTGAGCCTTTTGAACATCTGTACGATTTCCTCTTGCTCTATGCGAAACTTCTTGAAAGCGTTCGAAATTGCTCCTTCTATCAGATCTTTTGCAGTGACTGATTCAATTGCCTCCGTGAGTCTGGTAAACACTTCAAGTTGCTTTTCCATACTTTCCTGGTAAACCTGTACTTGCTGAAGTGTCATATCTTTGCGAGTGTCAGGATGCAAGGATCTGGCCAGATCATCAATACTCATTGCATTCTCTTCTCCGCAGACAGCAGGATGCATGGATTTTACTCCATCATGAATAGACTGCAAGATGCGCTTATTTTTGTCAGACAGCTCTCTCCCCTCTGCTATCTTGAAAAAGCTCTCAAGCATTCTACGCACCTGAGTATCAATGCTGTAGGTCTCATCAATATCAGGGATACCGAAACCTGCCATAAGAGTATCAACCTGACTGTCAATGCTAGATAGCAAGGTAATCACGTCTTGCGGAGGAATGTTGACTGCGATGATTGCTTTTTGTGTCTCTTCTCCAACAGGAGATAAACCAAGTTGTTTGCCAATAGCGTTTGCTTGATCGAGCAATGCATGATAGACCACCCTTAGAGCGTCGTGTTGTACAATTGGCTCCTGTCCTGATACATCCTTCTGTACTTCAGGTTCCTGTGATTTTTCGTGGTTGTGGCCGTGGGCAGAATCTCCATCGTGACTATGGGAATGCTTGTGCATTTCATCACTACCTTGATCCCCATATGCTTTGTGCGAATGGGAATGTGTTCCTGTACATACCTCGTGGGACCCATCTTCAGAAACACTGACCTCGGATGCAGCAGCTATCTTCTCCTTTTTGTCTGTCCCCTCTTCAGGCTCATTGGTACTATCCTCCTTCTGGGGATAGTTGGTATTACCGCTGGTCGTCTTCTTCTCTTTATATTGCTCAAGAATTGTGGGGATATCTTCGCGATGTAATGACTTCTTTGTCCCCTTATTGTCCCTCAAAGCAAACCCTTCTGTCCCATCAAAATCATAGATAATGCGGTGAGATGGTGCATCACGAAGAGGGATACTTTCCAGGTCCTTTCGTAATCCTTCACTTGTCACGTTTCGCAGAATGTCCTCATATTGTTTGGAGAAGAGTCCTCGAAATGCTGGCGCGAGACTTTTAGCCATATCCCCATTTCCATTGACCAGGCTCCGCGCAAACATGCCCTTAATCGCATTTTCCACCCAACAGCGTTGATTTGCAGGAACGCCAACAATACTAAATTCGACCGTGTAAACATGATCAATAGAGATTCCAGACATCCAGGGATCGTCAGGATCAAGCCAGCTCCAATCCGTGACCATGCAGCCAATAGAGCAGCCGAATCTTGCCCCTTCTCGCTTTATCAGGTTATAGGTCTTTTCAGCCTTAGAATTACTGATAAAGGTCTCAACAGCTACCCAAAGGTCAGCAATAGTGTTTTGTACCTGAATAGTCGGATGACCGTACATCTTACCATAGGCATCATCTGGCAACTCATAGCTATGATTGAGCCAGAAGGTGAGATCTGAGGCAACTTTGGTCATATCTTGCAATGCCGTAAGTTGCATGATATCTCCCTGTAAATCTTCCACGACTGATGAACCGCGCATCTTGAGCACAGGCTTATCCAGGTCCTCTACTGGAATATCCTTTTCAGTTACCGGATGCATAGCACCAGTATGGATAGAGAAATCAGGTCCAACTCCAAATTTTGAAGCTTGAATATATCGAGAGGAAAGAAGAGCATCCACTTCATTACCACCTTACCACTTGAGTGTCTATCCAAATAAGCTTATTCGGATAGACACCACTAAACAACGACTAATCCTCAACAGGCTTTTCGTCTTCCTGTACTTGTTCTTCAGACGGAGGAGCAGGCTCCTCTGGTGGAGGAAAAGGCTCTTCAGACGGAGGAGCAGGCTCCTCTGGTGGAATATGTAATAAGCGGTGTTCTACCCCATTGGTAAGATGAAAGGACTCAGGCGTTGTAATATTTGCATCCGGTTTGAGTACAAATGTTACATGCAGAAGCTTTACACCATCCTCCTCTTCGGTAAGATAGGCGCGTTGAATTGCATCAATATTATCAGTCTCAACAATATGCTCATTCTGACGGTAGTACATACGGTCGTCCTCCTCTATCTTTGAAGAATTTCTTTATAATGTGGACAATTTACATGGACAGGGAACGCAGGGATGAGATCGTAATCGGATAGCGCAAAAGTAACTCCTGCATAATCACGACAAATATCATCACTTGATTCTACCGGAAGTACGCGAACTGCATAGTCAGTCATGTACTCAATACTGAGCGGTTTCCCTGAATCATCAATGATATCTCCATTGGCAAGATCTTTCATAAAAGTATCCAGCCCTTCATTTAGTCCGGTGCCACATGAAGCATTGATAATTTGTTGTCCTTTCCAGGGAAGCAGATCGCGTATCCATTCTTTAATATGAGCAATAACACTGGATACAGCCTCTGAAAGTGTTCCAAAGATGTCTTGCCAACTGGCAACATGCTTGACCTGGAAAAGATCTTCAAGCAGTGATGTCAGGAGATTCCTAAATGTTGTAGCAATCCCATGCGCATCCTTCTGACTTTGCCTGGTAATTCGACTTCGCATGCTTCCAGATGGTTCCCAGTTTACAGGCACCCCAACAACCTTTTGTGCGTGCTGGTAGGATACCCGCATGGAAAGCAGACGCGCATCAACAATAGCCTCAGAGAGAGTGGTAATCTCCTGATCCTGGAAACTATAGACATTGAGAATGGTTGTAATCAGCTCTGCATCTGTCATCAGTCACAATTCTCCCAGGTCAAAATAGCCCCTTCTCCTGCAAAATCTGCCAGAGTAGAGCATTCAAGGATGTTCTTATGAAGAATCTGGATAATTTCTTCTTTGGTGATGTCTGGTTTCATTTTTTTGGCAAACCGCTGAAAATCCCATAGTTCAGAACTCCCTGGTCTATACGGCCATTTGTCATCCTTCCCCATAATACGTACATGTACCCATGCTTCTGTGCTTTCTCCTCGCTTTTCTTTATTTACCTCTAATGGTACATTATATCTTTTAATAACAGCATCATCGAGTTTACATGCCTCTTCAAATGTCAGGGAGTGTCCATAGCATCCTGGATGAATGACTTCCAGTGCTTCCATAAACATGTGTAAGTTATGACTCTGTACAGGAAGTGGCAAGAACAACCCTTCTATTTGATGGTGTGAACACGCCAACCCTCCTGTTTGCTGCTCAAAAAGGATTCCTGACTCACAGGGAAGAATCAGGGCCGGATAGGGATATTCCCTGAGATCTATTGTTTTTTTATAGTGTTCTTTCGTCATCTTTCTTTCATCCATTCTGGATAGCGGCTATCCTTGCACGTGCAATCTCTACATACTCAATCTCTTTTTCAATGAGAATAAAGGTACATCCATCCTGTATTGCTGCCAGCCCAGTACTCCCACTTCCTGCAAACATGTCAAGAACTGTTCCACCAGGAGGCGTAATCATCCTGATAAGATACTTCAAAAGATTTACAGGCTTTACCGTTGGATGATTATTTTTACGCACACTTGGGGAATACTCTGAATAGGTCGTATTCCCTGTTTCGTGATTGATGTGCGCTATCTGCTTACTGGTGTTTTTATCAAATCCATTGTGCTCAGAAAGATGTTCGCAACCTGATTCTCTTTCAGATTGTGAAGCTTTAGGGCAGTAGTAAAATTGCTGAAAGAAACGGGAAGCTCCACCTTGATCATTGTAGCCACATTCATATTCGCTGATTTCTTGCTTAAATCGAGGGCTATACGTTGTCCCGGTGAGCTTCACACCGCCTCTTAGGCTTCTTACGCTTTTCCTCACCCCGCTCTGTTTATCTAGTAGCACTATCGGACAATCTTCTGTACATTGCTCCTCAGTACAAAATAAAGTGTGAGAAAACAGAAGATTAGCAGGCCATCGACCATTGGCAGGAGTCTGTGCAACAAAGTTATTTTTAAGATAAGAAAAACCATCTGCGTATTTGCGGGCACCCTGTTCTTTACAACTTTCCTGATAGGTTCCTATCCCTTTGCTATTGCTATAATCTTTAGGTTGTCCATCTTTCTCACTCACATATGAGACTCGACTGGCATCAATATTGAGTGCACCAGTACCATGTTTTAGGACATTAGCAGCTACAGTAGATTCTGAAAGAGGAGCACGCGCCAGCCACCATACTTCATGAGAGGGCTTCATCCCAGTCCCATTCCCTTCTAGTTCTTTTAGTTCAATAGGTTTCACAAATCTCCCATTACGTCTGATAAGATTTAACGTTCTTCCATATACAGTAACTTGTATAATTTCTTCTGTTGTGTTATAATTAGGAAAGTTATGGTACTGCATAAAGGAGCCTCCCATGCTGGACAAAGACACTTTGTATAATTTGTATGTTACTGAAAATTTGACCACAGTTGAAATTGCTGCACTTGTAGGAGTCAATTCTAGCCAAACTATTAGTAATTGGTTGAGAAAATATGATATTCCCATTCGTGACAGGCATCTTGCACAACGTCCTGTGGCATCTAGTAAAGAACAATTGCATGAACTGTATGTAAATCAGGAATTGAGTATAGATACTATATGGCGTCAACTGGGTTCGTCTGAAAGTAGTATTAGTAAATTGTTGCATGAATACGAAATTCCAATTCGAGATAAAACTGAAAAATGTGCTGGTTGGAACAAGGGTATTCCCTTGTCTGCTCAACGTAAACAAGAATTGAGTGATTATGCAAAAAGCCGTATAGGAGAGAATTCCCCACGATACGGGGCCAAGCTTGCTGATACTACCCGTAAAAAGATTTCTAGCAGCCTTAAAGGAAAATATCGTCAACATCTTCATCCTAATTGGAAAAATGGAGGAATTACTAAATATCGAGCTATTATTCATGGTCAATTTGAGTACAAAGACTGGCGCAAATCTGTATATGAACGTGATAATTATACCTGCCAAATGTGCAATAAGCCTAGCAATGGAGACATACAAGCACATCACATACATCCAGTCAGAGAATGTCCTGAACGTATTCTTGATATTACTAATGGAATAACATTGTGTGTATCTTGTCATCGCTCTATATGGGGCAAAGAAGCGCAATACATAGATAGATTTGAAAAACTCATTCATGTTCATCCTCCCAACTAGTAAATACTATCCCTTTTAGTTGCAGTTGTTTTACTATCTCAGATTCTACCGCTTTACTTATATTATGACTTTTGGGCATACCGCTTCCGAAGATGTGATGCACACTATCCCTTATTTCCCATCCTGCATCTTCTAACGCTATTGCAGTCCAATGTGCAGTACGAGGAAGTGACCATACCAAAGCATGACCCCCAGGTTTGATCACACGGCGAGCCTCTTGCATAATTGACGCTAACCATGCGATCCATTGATCTCGCCCACCCTTATCGCTATCCCATTCTTTGCCCATAAAGAAAATCCCACCAGGTGGATCAGTAACAATGGAATCTACCGAGTGTGTAGGTAGATTTTTCAACACAATTAAAGCATCTCCGTTGATAATCTGACCCTCTGCTGTTCTTTCTGTCATCATGTTTTCTGTTGTTCCTTGTTTTTTGTATCTTGTTCATCTACCGTTGTTCCTGAAGTTGTTTTGTAGAATGGTCTCCCTTTTTTCACAGAAACCCAACAGAGACAGGAATAACGAAATGGAGGGGGAGTAACTGCCATCCAGGGATATTCTGCATAGATCGGAGCACCACACCTGGTACACTGCCCAACAGCAGAATAAGACATGTATTTCTCCTATTCTTCTAAAAAACCATTTCTCAAAAAACCATGCCAATTCTGCATCTGAACACTTCCAGACCCTGCTGCACAGGTAGAGGCTCCCTGCTTGTCTACTGTGACATTAGGAGGGTCACCATGAAGTATCCAACAATGATGTTTCTCCTGCTTTCTATCTTCTGGCATGCTACAATTTTTGGCCTGGCTATCCACTATCCATTCCCCTCCTCCTGGCATCCTGATGACCAGACAATGCTTGCCCTGTGGTTGATAGATATCATCAAACCACCAGGCATACCACATTGCACCTGGTGGAGCATTGCGCAGAATCATTTCCTCTCCAGTATCCCGTCTCCAATAGAGGAGATGGGCATCACGTTGCCACTCATCCTCTGGACGAAAGATATATCCACAAGCACAGATTTTCGGCCAGCGAGGATCGTCGTGTGAGGCTGGCTTGCTGCCATTGACAATATATCCTCGTTCATCCTTCTCTACTAACTCATCTTCAATACGAACAGAAGCATTATGATAATCATCATGTACTGGACAGGTTCCTTTTTTGAAGGCAGTGCTATTATAGCGACGGAAATAGACTGCAACACGCTCTGTCTCCTCTAAAAGGAAGCAACGAATACGAGCCATAATCTTCTCCTATCTTGGTGTCCACCACCGAAAAACACCAAAGAGCACTGCCATCAAGATTACCACCATCAAAGCTGTGATGAAATCATTAAAAAGCATTTCCCCATTGATACCAACATCGGCAAGTATCATCATCATGCAATTCCTCTCTCTTCTCCATCTTCAAACAAATGTTCTAATCCCAGGATTTTTGCAAGCCTCCAGAGTGCATGCTGTTTATGGTGAGCACCCTCAGCATGCAATCCGTCAGAAAGTGCTTCTTTGAGTAGTGATACGGTGTCTTTGGGTGCAAGAGCATCATGCCCTGCACAGAGTCGTGCATCTTGAGGAAATGGAGAAGGTTCTACCCTCATTTCACGTGGTGTACATTGCTCAAAGGTAATGACATACTCAACACGCAATATTCCTCCACATATTTCACAGATAGTGTTCTTACTCATTTTCCATCCAGTGAATGTCTGCTTGCTTTAAACTACGAATTCTCATCATTTCTTCAAGATCGCTATACTGGCAGGTCACTGCATCCCCTTTTGCTGATCTCCCACGAATGCAAATATATCCATCTTCAAAAAGAACTCCCTGCCACGTATACCCATACTTTTGGAAAGTAAAACAACGAAGTGGAGGACATTTTGGAGGACAATAGATACGTTCTCTGATCATGCCAATCTTTTTAGCAACTCCCTCGATCAGTGGAAGACTCGTTTGTGTTGCGCACATTTCTTCTATTGACATTTCTTCTCTCCTAATAGATCACAAGAATAGTCCTGTATGTTGGAATTTCCTTAATTTCTCGAATTTCAATGATCATTGTAGCCTCCTCAATTGCTCTGATCCTTGCTTTTCTATCGAGTGGAAAATATGTTCTATTGCGGTACCCAAAGTATCGCGTGCCTCCTTATCATATGGATGTGATTTTTGAATGGTTGCTCGCTTTGGGGTGCGATAGCTCTTGTTCTCCTCTTCATTCGTGGGATTTTGAGAATTATTCTCTTCTTCTGTTGGATTCTCCTGAATGGTCGGACCAAAATCATTGTCATAAGACAACCAGGGAATAGCGCCGGTTGCTGTTTTGAGATAAAAAGTATTTCCTCCTGGCACAGGCTCTAACCCCTGCGCAGTGAGCACCTGATTGAGCGTTTGCGAGGGAAGACCAGCAAGACTTTTTGTTGCCAGATGGATTGTTTGCTCTACATGAAGCATACGCATAGCTTCTCCAATCTCAGGATATGCAACACGTAAGTTGAGCGCACGCATATCTGGAATACCATTTCGCTTAGGAGCAAAATCTGAAAGAAGATGATGATGGAAATACATTTCAATACGAAGCATCAGTGGGATAAGTCCCTTGCTTTCTGATAGCTCTTGCTGGCTGGTTGCGGTTGCCCTGTTGACATCTCCGGTGAAGGAAAGATCTTGTATAGACAGTCCAAACACAACAGCTATTTTGCGTGCCAGATATTCAAGCCACTCCATCCACTGATTGTCCCGCAATGAGAAAATCATCGGTTTGATCTGCGCCGGGTTAGGGCCACCCAGAAACATGATCTCACGATGTCCTGCAATATCTGCATCATAGGTTGATCGCAAACGATCAATTTGTGCTGCGCTGGCTCCTGGCAGTTGAACAAGGTGAGGAGGAGGTTTGTGCTCGACCAGTCGGGATGCGCTCTCTGTCGCTTTGAGGTCAGAGAGAATGGTGTTTCTCAAGATCTGGACAGGAGAAAATGATAGACGAAAGGTGGATGGACCGCAAAGTAAGCAAATAATCTCATCATTGCGTAGTGGGATCTTTGTCTGTGAATTTGGTTGGTAGAGATAGCGAGGTTCTTCAGCATTTCCACTCCACTTTGGATCAATCCGAAACAGGGCTGCATCCTCCATATAGAGCGTTGTAGGAATGCGCCGCACTGACATTGCTTTGCTGATAATGCCGCGTCCAATGGTAAGATAATCACGAGTGATGGTACTTACAATATCAGCAACGGTATCTCCCAGTTCATTAGGATTTTCAAGAAGCGCAATCATCTCTTTTTCAACTGAGCGATTATATGGTTTTTGTTCATCGATGGGGAGTACCGTTAGTTTAAATCTGCTGATACGATCACAATAATGATTAATACTTGCCGCTACAAATTCACATTCATCTGCAAAATTGCGCAAGGCACGTGCATTAGGGACTCCCTGTGGTGTCACATTTTGATATCCTGCCCATCCTCCAAGCGCCGCAGCCTGAGATACTTCATGTGTGGGGGATTCTTTATGCCTCATTTGAGCATCTTGTAGCTCTTCCTGGCGTTCTCGAATACTCAAGAGATAACCAGATAACTGAGGATATCGGTCCAGAATACGACCAGCCTCGCGTAAATCGATAAACTGTGAAGCAGGTCGGCCAGCACGCACTGCTATCTGCTCTGCCGATTCCTCTGCTGTATGAATACTTCGTGCAAAGCGCAAGAATGCAGTACGCAACTCTTCATTCTCAATAAGATGTTGCCAATTTCCTTTTTTTGCTTTTTTGTATCGTCTCCTACTCACCACGTTCTCCACACATCTGTACAAGTCTATCCAAATGTTGATGTAATACGAACACGTCCAAGCAATCTTGCCATCTGCGCCTGGCGCTCCATAATCAGATCATCATCAGATTGATGTTGTACAGGAAGTTCATCACCCTTGTCCTGATGAGAAGATGATAAGGCTATTGTACCACCTGTTGCACCTGCTTTGTAGCAGAGACCCAGTGAATGCACTCCATCATCCGTATAGCCGGGAGGGGCTTCATATTGAACCAGACGACTTGGTAAATATTTGACCTGCATTGCACGTAGCTCCCCGACCAGTACCGGAATATCAGGAAATGTAATGGCCCGGTGCTGGATACCCACAATCAGATCACCAATAAGATTGGTTTTAGAGGTATTGGTGTAGAGAAATCCATCAACAGTGACCCCAACCAGGCGTGCCATCTCCATCACCGCGTCCCCAACGCCGGTAGCATCCATCAGTACGTGCGCATTATTATAGCGCATTGCAATATCTTTTAAATCTTGGACTTGAACAACGTAATCCACGTGATTGACCCTGTACCACCAGTCTACATGCTGTGTTGAAGTATTGAGCACCGTGATCACTGAAAAATCCCGATGCTTGGCTACATCATACCCAATTTCATAAATGACTCCAGGGCGAGGCTCCTGTAGCTCTCCTTCAATACAGGCATCAATCCCCCGAAACGCGCCCGCTGCATTCTCCTTAAATTCTGCCAGGTATTCTTGCTCATAGACATCCTCTGGCAAATCTTCTTTTGCATGCGCAATTTCTTCTGGATCAATGTAGGGGTTGGCGGATGTGGGCCTGGTAAAGGACTCATAATCTTTCTGAAGTGGGTCCAACCCCCGCAAGTACATCGTGTAAAACCAGTTGCGACCCTTGGGTGTTGAGATAAAGATAGCTTTCCCATTTGTGTCTGAAAGCATGGGACGCAGCACATTGAACCACGTGCTATCTGGAAGCATGGCGGCCTCATCAACGACGAGCAGGTGTATACCTTCTCCAAGCAGGTTGTCTGGTTTATCGCATGACCGACACTCGATAACAGAACCATTGATGATTTCTAAGCGAAGATCCGTATCACTATGCTTGACCAGCACCTCTTTTAAGGCTCTCTTCATCAAACGATAGGCAATCTTACATTGTCTATATGTTGGAGCTACCCACCAGCAGAGAACATCATTGTGGTCAAGGGCAAACTTACATTCTTCATTCGCGGCGAAATACGTTTTCCCGAATCTTCTGCCGCAATTTATCACACGAAAACGCGCCCGACTTTCATGGAGAGGGACTTGACCTGGATGAGGAGTGTAGAGCCGAACGCGATACTCGCGAGTAGCAGTAGGCATTATATCTCCTCTTCATTGCGATCAAGTTTTACCGTCCCCCATTCGGTCTTAATGACAATTGGTCCACCTTCTTCACCTGTATGCTGAAGATGTGCCACTTCGGTAGCAGCCCCCCGCGCTACCCGTTCCAGATCGGTTGCATATTTAAAGAGCTGCACTGCTGCAGGCGCCCCAAGTTTCTTTGCATCAATCAATTCTTTGATTTGTCTTACTGCCTGCATTGCCTGTGTTCGTCCAAACAGTGAATGTTCATCATTCATCTGCTCTATGGCTTTTAGCCTCTTCTTACGGTCCTTTTCTGCCTGTGCGCGGTCACGCTGAATGACATGCTCCTGCCATTTGTGTGCCTTTGACCATTTCTTATAACGAGAGAGCAGTGTTGCTTCTGTTGGTATGGGTTTGGTATCCCTCAGGATCTGTTGTTGTCTGATCATTTCCTGACGCATTTTTTGGGCAAGAAGGGCTAAGGTACGATCCTCTCCCAGGTCATAATATCGCTCAAATGCCAAAGCTGAATCAGGTGTTTCGCGCATATCTTTCCCCTATCCCAGTATTTTAAGCAATGCTTCACATAGCAATGGGGCAAGACGGACCCCGGAGCTACCCATTGGGCGCACGATCAGCATCCCATTCTCTTGTGTAATCCATGCGAGATCTTGCTTGTCTGATACAGGTCTCCATCCTTCTTGCCTGTCCAAAACACCTGTTACACATATCTTGCCTCCAGTTGTATCAAATACATGTTGTTTCCATCGTTCATATTTAGAATCAATATTCAAGGATTTTGGTTCAGCCTGATGAATGAGGGATGAACCTGCATAATAGACAGATTCCCCAGGAATGATATTGGCATATCCAAATTGATAACGTGAGCGACGTAAATAGAATGTTGGACGCAATGGGGAAGCATTGAGCAAATCCTGTGAAAAAGAGAGGTGAACGCGAGCAGACCAGCCCCAAAGATAATGGTGGAGGCGTGATCCATATCCATTCGCAATAATGATCTGACCATGAGATCTATCTTTGCGGCAAGCAGAAAATATCTGCCTGGTTTGCCGCACAAAATGCTGAACATTCAAGTGATATGATGAAAGAGAGGCAAGATGCAGCAATCCAATTGAGCGCTCAATTGAATAGGTTCCCCCGTGGGGAGGATTCTTCGTCACAAACCAGAATGATCCAGCTTCTACACATTTTTCAATTACCTGGCAACCAGACCAGGATGCTCTTCCTCCATGCCATTGTTTCCAGATAGAGTATGCTTTCATTTCTCCGTCATCCCCACAAGGGTAAATCAGTCCTGTTGAAGCTTTCCAGGCACAAACAGATTGGTCATTATCCTCCCATGTGAATGTATAGCCATGTTGATAGAGTATCCATGCAACCATCGCTCCAGTCAGCCCCATACCCACAAGGTGACACTGTTTAGCCACGAATAATCACCCTTCCTGTTCTTTGATACACTTTTTTCCGCTCCCTATCAATTCCTGTCCAGCCTTGTATTTCTCCCAGATATGCGTGTGGTAATGCTCTTTTTCTTGCTTGCCAGATAGGTTCAAGGATATCTGATGAAAGAGAGGAGGCAAGTAATTGTGTCTGTAGCATATCAATATCATGACCAACATAATAGCGTCCCCCTACCAGGGAATAAAAATCACAGAGCATTGTCTCTAACTGCTCTATGCCCATGTGTATCCCTTGTTCTGCAAGACACTGTAGGAGATTTTCTCCCTGAGCATTCAGTGTTTGAATAGCATCAGGAGCATTCCCCCAAGCATTCCCATAGAAAAGGGCAAGACCATGACGAGGACCCGTTGAAAACTCATGTCCCATATCTGTTGGCTGCACTGGAAAATCATGGACTTTCTGTAAAATTTCTCCGGTCTTATAAGCAGCCCACCGTCCATTCCCCCATGCCTGCTGCAGGGTATTTTGTAAATGAATCCAGTTCTGTCGTATGTCTCTCCCAAATTCCTGACAGAGCCATGCTTTCAAACTTCCAAATGTCTCGTGCAAATAAAGCAAGCTATCAACATGCCTGGTAATGGTTCCTCCACGAAATCCTCTTCGCTCTACCCCAGTTGGTAAACGTGACAGGGACAAGGGAAGTGCATCAACACTGGGAACACGATCAAAAGCGGCACGAGATGAAGGGAGAGAGTAATATCCAACATAGAGGAGTGTGTGCCAGAGTGCCTGCTCCTCCAAGAGAGGAGATACCAGCAACCGCAACAATGGATAGACGGGATCAACATCTTTACTCACAAGTTGATGCTGACAGAAGAATGCAAAATCCTCAAATACCTTTGCAGACATGATCATTCTGGCATCTCCTTTGGTGGAAGATATTTGAAAAATCTTTTTTCTTCACGAGAGGTACGCAAACGTTGAATACGCCTCACCTCTTCATCGGGAGACAGACAATTCCACATTGATTTTAAGCTATAGTAAACGATGGAATAACGAAAAGCTTCAGGTCCTTCTAAATAAATAGGTGTTACTCCGTGTAGAATGTTTTGCCCATCAAACATCAGAAGAGAATTATGTGCTACCTCAAAACCAATGTCATATTCAGGAACAGAAAGATACCCCTCTCCTATTTGGTGCTTGAAAACAAGCATATTACTCCAAACATCCTGAAAATTTCCTTGATCAAAGTGATAAGGCAAAGGATTATTCTTATTAATAATTCCAGAGGTAAAAACCGATCCCTCCAGCCTCCATTCAGGAAGCACACGACCTACTATCCGTTGATGTTCTATAAACAACTCAGGATTGAACTGATGGTAGTAATCTGAAACCTTTGCTGCATAGGAAGAAATAAGTTTGTAGGCAAAAGGATGCTCGCGAGCAAGAGCAGCAGTCGTACAAAAATCATCTCGAATGGTAATTCTTGGACGATATCCAAATATCCGAGATTGAGAAAGCATTCCTGATGCACGCTCATCTATTTCAAATTGAATAGAGCGCAGTGACTGGACAATCTCATTACAATCATCAGATAATACGAGATAAACAACACGCACTCTTCCACTAGCTTCATCTCGCAAAATAGTGGAAGAGGTCAACAATTCTGTATAGTCACGTATCTCTGCTCTCCGAAAACGATATGACTTGAGATCAAGCTCACGTCTTGGTCGAGTGATGACTCTTGGCTCAGACTGAAGAGGCATATTGCTTTGCCTCCTCTTCAAGTTCTGGATGACTCTTTAAATAAAATGAAAGAAGTTCTCCTACAACATCGGCATTTGTTTCCAGATTATTTTGGCGACGAATAGCCATAAATTGGGTTAAAACACGTGTATATTCATCGCTTTTATAGATGAGAACTATCTGTCGTAGCATAGTTGTTTCATACTGCTGCAACCATTGCTTTGGATCTCTCCCGAATGCAACACCATCTCCTTTTTGATTGATATTCTTAGAGTTCACAATATCGGCAGTTCTCCCTTGAGGAAGGGTCATCGACTGTCGTACATCCTCCTCCTCTTCTTCAAGTTCAGCAAAAGACGGGACAGCACGATCAGATTCCTGGAGTATTTGCAAAAGATCAGTAAATTCTTTCTCTTGAATACCTAATGCATCTAGCGAGTATCCAGCATCCACCTGCTCTTTCAGCAATTCAGCTAAAAGTTGATTATCAAGATCCACCCCTCGTTCAACCTCATTATCAGCAACAAGATATGCATTACAGGTCCCCTCATCCCAGTTGTCAGGAACAACGTTACAATGCAGCTTGAGAATTCCACATTCAAGTGCAGCCGATGCAACTCCATGCCCTGCCAGTATCCTGTAGCGACCACCTTCTTTTGCCTGCACGACGATAGAACGCACCTGCGAGAATCGGATAAGCGAGGCACGCAGCCTCTCTAATTGTGCAGGAGGATGCTTGCGATAATTACGAGCGTGCGTATCAATGAGTGAAAGCGGAATCGTTTTATGGGTAACAACTGTAGTACTCATGATAGGTCCTCCATATGTACAGACATCGAGCTAAATAACATTGTATGCAATGCATTCAGATTGCGTGTGAGGTCCTGGTCTGTTTCATTCTTCCAGGTAAAACAGGGCAATTGATTTTGATAATAGTGCTGAAGATTCTCTATGCGTGTCTCTATCCCTTTCACCCAGGATGCATTTTGCTTTCCTCTCCATTCCCTGCGTGCCTGTAGAATATCAGTGTGTACCTGTAAGAAAACAAGAGAGACCAGCGTAGAGATACGTGCCGCATCAATAAAGGGACGTGTTGCAATGCGACTTCCCTCACCAAGAACTGTACAAGATTGTTGAGCAATGTCCTGCCAAAATCCTGCTGCACACCGTTGTACCTCCATTGACCAGCGATCAGTGCCGGGAAAGGATTCCTCAGATACATATTCTCCCAAAACCAACAATGAATAGTCAGAAAACCATTGTCCGGTAATCAGGTTGTACTGATAAGACTCTCCAAAAGATCCGAGGGATTGAAGAAAAGAACGTAACAGGATTGATTTTCCAGTCCCAGGAGCGCCAAGAACGAAAAGTGATGAATTTCCCCTGTCCACTTTTTCCTCTTTTCCAGTAATCTACTATAAGTATACAGAGCATACCAGCACTATTCAAGGGGCAACTTCAACAATGGCATTTTTGCCATGCAAACCTCACTTTTTGTGAAAAAGACCATGCATCACTAAAGATAAAATTGCCCCTCATAATAAGAAATCCTTACTCAGATCTATGTGTCTGTTGCCATGCATCATGTAATCTTTGGATTCGGGGACTTTTGATTACATCTTTGATCTGACAAAGATCCATCCCATATTCATTGGTTGGAGGAAGTTGTGTTAGATCAATGTCCGGTTTCAATCGAAGCGGAGTATCAAAGCATTTCCAGTTCTCTTTTATGACATGTTGTGGTCGATGAAAACGACGCTTTGTTTCAACGATGCCTGGCCATACCCGTTCAAGTGAACGCGCCATATGCAATCGTCCATCACCTTGATAGAGATCAGCAGTATTGCCACCCTGTACAGTCATTGTGCGCAACTTCCTACACATGAAGACATTGATGAGTACCGTACACCATATCCCTGTTGAGAGGACTTGCAGGCATATATCCGTATCATCATTGTAGGCCAAACGCCAGCAGAAGGGAAGTGCATTCAGGATCAGGGAGCAAGAATACACATGACAATTAATAACAAGTGGAGATGTCTGCTTATCATCCATAACAAACATATAATAATTGAGACCTGAGATCGCAACATTCTCATAACGGTCAGTAAAGTCTTCACAGGCACGTAGTGCAAGACCCGACTCACATCGGATACGCTTACCCTTGTAGCGCCGATAGAACTCTGTGATATTGTCATCTAACTGCCAATGTCTTTCACTGCCTGTTGCTGTGGCATGCTCTTTAATCCAGTTGCGTGCAGCAATGAGGCCCCCATTCTCAATACGACGTTGCTGGCAGAAATCACGTCGTACCTGATCATCACCATTCCAGGGGAGAATTAGAAAATGAGCACTGGGGAACTGCACCCGATAGAGAGCTTCTTCTTGTGGTTCAATAACGAGATGAAATGGAACTTCACCAGCATCAAGACATTTGGCAGTATAGCAGCAATCAGCACGACCTTTGCTGGGAATATAGATAGGATAGTTTGGGAGTATTCGGTGAGTCATCCTTGTCTCCCATCAGTAAAGCGAAGGGATTTCACATCATCTCGATCTTGCTTCGGCCACCAGATAGACTTTCCTGTTCCTTCATTTGCAATCTTGCTGGACTCAAGGCCGAGCAGATGACAGAATGCTTTGCGGTCTTCCTCATTGGCAAAGTTCACGATAATTTGAAGTCGGCGCTCTCCTTCTCTATCATGCTCAGGTAGTCCTACCCATTGTGAGGCTGCATCCAGATCGGTAATCTCAGATGCAGGCCGACTGACCATGACGAGATTAGCAAGCATCATCTCATCATAACCAGTGCTAAGTAGGTCATCAATCTCTTTCAGTTCACGTAAGAGTTCCGTGAGTGCCCTATCATCAGCCTCAACAAGGTGCTGGATCTCATTATCACCAACCAGCAGTTTTAAAGCATGTGGATCATCAGGTTGATAGTTTGTCTGAAACACAGGGACCTGTGTCATCCCAAGTCTACGAGCAGCTTCTACAACTCCGTGTCCAGCCAGAATCGTCTTTCCATCCTGTGCAATGACAATATTGCGATAGATGCCATGTAGACGAATACTCTCCATGAGATGCTCAATTTCATCCTCAGGATGGATACGGTAATTGCGTGGATGAGCCTGTAGGATATCTATCGACTTAGCAACAAGGTTAATCATTCATCCCCTATTTTCTCTAAATCATCTGTCTGATACCAGTATACAGCATGTCTGATTATCCGTACAACACAATGAGGAAACTCCTTCCTGTGTGTTCGGTAGAGGATCTATAATAAGAGAGAGACCCCAAATGTATCTGAAAAAGCCGTCCAGATATCTCGTAAACTCATCACGACAAGGAGACAACACTATGATAGGTATAGCAAACGATGCACAACAAGATAATGAGCTACTCAGGCGACGTTTGCGGGTAACGTTGTATCTTGACATATGTGTGTCCGACACACCCATTACGAGGTCGGGCAACGATGAGGAAGTAAAGCAATTTGATCTGGCACTTCTGAGGCAATTCTTAATTGCAGATGAAAAAATGCTCCACAAGATGCTTTTTTACCAGGCTGCACTCTACCTCTCATACCGCAATGCAGAAGACATTGAGGAGTGGCTTTATGGTTCAATCATGGAGCCAAACTATGAACGCAATATGCTCTGTCCTGCGGTTGAGCAATTAGAGGGTCGGGCAGGAGAATACTGGCGCGAGGTGAGGGATAGTAAGCCAGCCACAGAAGGGTATGGGAACACACTTGGACTCTGTACAGAGGATATTTTCCGTTGTTTTAGTACACATTTTGTTAGAAGTGATATTGATATTGTTGAGGAGAAATAAAGAAATGAGCGATAAAACAAAAGATATACGCCCACTAAGCGAAGCTGAGCATTCTATACGAGTGCTGTTAGACGTGATACGTATAATAAAGCGCTATCAATGGCTTGTAGAAATGCTAACTCCTCGCTCATTTCAGGATGATTTCCCAACTAACCGTGAGACTGTTGAGGCTCTTCGATATGCCATTGATGCAGTGAGAGGGCAGTGTAAGCATAGTAGTGAATAGGGAGAGATATGACAACTGAAGTTGAAACTCCTCATTTTGTAATACTTCCTCTAAATAAAATTATATCTAAATTATCAGTGCGTAGACTCAGCGCATCTGGTATTGCCCGTTTACAGGAAAGTATGCGTTGGGCAGGTTTTTTAGAGAATTACCCCTTAACAGTGACTCCTTATGAAGATGGTTATCTTCTCATAGATGGCAATCATCGCCATGAGGCGGCTAAAGGACTAGATATAATCTCTGTCCCTTGCGTAGTTAAATCTGGATTCACAGAAGCTGAATTCTATCAGATGGCAATGCAGTGCAACAATGCTGCTGAGACGGTTGTCCCATCAACACTAGTTACCTATGCTGAGTTTATTTGGGCAAGGTTGGAAGAAGAGGATGAACAGGGGAAGAAGAAATATACACAAGCTGATGTTGGACAGATGCTTGGATGGAATAAGGAGAGTGTGAAGGACTACGCTGCTCTCAGAAAAATAGAGAAAGAGGCTTGGAGTATGATAGGGGCGACTTTTGAGAGTGCCGCCCCTGGTGAGGAAAATGGTGTCGCCCCCCTTGAGGGGGCGACCGCCCCCTTTACAGAAAACTTACTCCGCTCAATTCTTGACCTCACGCCCTCACAACAATTGGAGCTGGTTCAAGAACTGATTACTAATTCTAACTTTTCTAAAGGAAAATTCAAAGTTCTAGCTGGAAACTACAAAGCACGTAACCAGATGAAGAAATATGCACTAGAACAGATCGAATCACTAGGAGATACATACACAACGCAACTTATCGATGAGGTATATAGTGGGGCATATGATGCTGATTGGAAGCAAGAGACACACCCCAAGTTGCAAAAGCTGATTGCTTCGATACGCGATGAGTATGAACAGAAGAATAGCATTTCTCTGATTCATGGTGATTTCTATGAAGAAGTCAAGAAGATCGCTAATGAAAGCATTGACCTTATTGTAACCGATCCTCCATACAATATAGCTAATGAGCGGGAATTTGATCTTGATGGTAGAAATAACCGCTCACAAGACTTTGGGGCGTGGGATAAATACATCCCTAAAGAGTTCATTGCACTCTTTGATTTATGGGCACAAGAGTGGATGCGAATTCTTCGTCCACATGGATCGGGTTATGTCTTTTGTTCCTATTGGTATGTTTCTTACTTGCGAGAAGTCTTGCAAAAAGCAAACTTACACGTACATGTCATGATCACATGGCACAAGACCAATCCAGGCCCACAAATTGTAAAAGCAACTTATCGCAGTAGCTGTGAGTACATCCTCTTTTTCACTAAAGGTAAGGGAAGACATACACTTAACTGGCAGGGTGAGAATGAAATGCATGATTATATTGATGCACCAATCTGTTCTGGAAAAGAAAGAATAGTTGATGCTAAAGGAGATACTCTTCATCCCACACAAAAGCCTGTATCAGTTCTAAAGCATCTGATACAAGTAAGCAGCAATCGAGGTGATACGGTCTTTGATGGTTTTGCTGGTGTGGGATCTAGTGGCGCAGCAGCCAAAGAATTGCGAAGAAGGTTCATTGGTATTGAGAAGGATAACACTTTCTTTATGGCTATGCAGAGGAGACTAGCAAATGTGGAATGAAACTCCCGAAAAAAAACTAGAAACGTTAAAGCACGCATGGAATCAGGAGGAAATAATAGCGAACTTTCTTAAAGATCTGAAGTTTGTCATTCTACATCGTGGTAGAAGCAATGAATTACAACAACATGGCCCAAGATTCTATTTATCTCATGAAGTTTGTAAGCAAAATTTGCCAGTACAAGATATTGAGGCATTTTGGCCTTATCAAAATCGACAACTTACCCCTAAAGGACTTCCTCCTCACTTTTTTGCAGATATTAAGGAAAAAGATGAATGCTCCTACTATCGCAAAAATAAAAGATACCAATCAGGTATTGATCAATGGTGCTGGGAAATTTATCTCAAATCTGAACGACTTACACGTATTCCTCACTATGTCTTTCATATCATTAAACCGAAGTCAGAGAAAGCATTAGATAAACAGTGCGTACCAACTGAGCATCGTCCTGCACCTACTGGATTATTCTGTCATCCTATTTTGCTTCCAATTTCTGATAAATATGAAGGAATGGTGTATTGGGGAATAGAAGATATGCGAAAGATTGCTGAATTAGATGATTTATATATTGGTTTAAAAAGGGATAATTCACAAGAATAGTGTATCTAAGGAAGATTATAGTCTAACTAAAATATGATGTGTACATTTAGCAAACAGACAACAAATCAGTACTGGACAGAGAACCATGCAACTCAAAGAACAGAGCTATAACGAGATGGTGGCTCGTGAGACCGAGCGTCTCTTGAATCTCAAGGTACCGCTCAGGTCTTACGACAAACCCTTTCCTGCTTATGGTAAGAGACCGAATGGAACATTTGGACCAATCGGAATGCATGGATGTCATCCTGGGGAATACTGGACTTTGGAGGAGTGGGAGGAAATGCACAGGAAGAATAAAGATTCATGAGTACCTGTATTATCTGTGGAGCAATCTTTCAGGCTCGGCATACCTATGGATTATGTAAAGAATGTGCGAATACCGATAGACTGAGAGAATTTGACAGAGTTGAAAGTGCAAGATATCAGGTACAACGAATGAATCTTCCAGCTTCGCTCAATCTGATTGAATGGTTGGCAACATTGTCAGACTTTGAGGGAAAATGTGCATTTTGTGATGAGTTTCTTGGAAATGTTATTGAACGATTTATTCCTGTACATGGTCTCACCTATCATAATGTGATTCCAGCTTGCAGGGCATGCAGTCACAGAAGGAAAGAGGGATACGATAAGGCTGAAATACGAGTAGGACACTATCTTCAAGATAAAGTCACACCCGATGAACATCCAACAAGACAGCAAAAAATAGAGGAGGCTGCACAGATGGCATATGAGCATCTTGCATATTTAGAAAGAGTAGGGTCTCTTACCAGAGAAGACGAACCCATTGTTGAAGCCTTGCGACAGTCGCTGAAATGGAGGGGAGATGGAGAAAACGACACCGCAACATGAGCCACGTTTCTGGTGGCACTGGCAAAATTTAAAACATGGAGATGCATCGCGATCCTGGCTACATGGACGTGTCTGGTTGCACTACCGGCCACAAGGAATATTTGGGATTGAGTGGTGTATTCCAACGAGAAGCTATCACATTGAGCTAACCATTGGAGGTGTGGAGGATCAATTGCGCTTGAGTATTGGCTGTGGTCTCTTTGCGCTGTATTTTAACCTGGAAGATTTTCCAATACTCAATAGATGGAGAACTGCGCGTAACTATCACGGAAGAGAGACCAGCATTAGTGCGCATCACTGGTCTCTATGGTGGCGCATCTGGCACGATGAAAGTATATGGAAATCGACCACGCCAAAATGGAGACGCGGATCTTTTAATATTCCAGATTTTTTCCTGGGGCGTGCCGAATTCTCCAAGATCGATCAGCCCCCTGTTCCCGTATCTATCCCTATGCCAGAAGGCGTATACCAGGCTACCGTGACCTTCTCAAACTACACATGGAAACGCCCACGATGTCCTTTTCCCAGAAAACACAGGGGAACCACTATCGATATTGCAGGGAAAGGCATTCCTGCTCCGGGGAAAGGGGAGAGCAGTTGGGACCTGGAGGATAGCGCTTTTTTATCAGTTGGATCACTGGCTACTACTATTCCAGATGCCATTGCTGATTGCGTGCGTGTAGTGCTCAGGAAGCGCTATAAATACGGAGGAAAAGATTGGGTACCGCATGACCAAAAACATTCACATTAGTTACAGCAGATTCCCGTGTGGATTTAGAAAACCTGTAGTCCAGACATACGAAGGAGTGGTGTTCGGGAACGGCAAAGTTGCGTTCGTTGGAGAGGATAATGATATCCATTGTTACAACCAACAAGGAGACCTGTTATCCGCACTCAAGAAAACGGGAACAGTTCGTATTATAGAGGAGAAAGATAATGATGGAAGCAAACATAACAACACGCGTAATCTTTTTAATTGATGAATCAGGATCAATGTTACCCAAAGCAGAAGATGTTAGAGGAGGATTCAATAGTTATCTTGAGAAATTGAAAGGAGATGGCAATAACTATTCCCTCTCAATTATCAAGTTTGAATCAAAAGTTCACCCTCTGGTCATTGGCATGGCACTCGATGAAGTACCTCAGCTCACCAAAGAGAATTACCAGCCACTTAACCATACTGCTCTCTATGATGCAATTGGATACATTTTCGCGCAAGCCTCGAAATTTCCTGATGTAAGTCCAGAACACCCCTATGGGACTGATCCCGTACTTGTTATCATTATGACCGATGGGCAGGAAAATGCCTCTAAGGAATACGTGAAAAAAGACATTACTACCGGAATAAAAGAGCGCGAGGATAAAGGTGCATGGACCTTTGTCTACTTAGGAGCTGATCAGGATGCCTGGTCTGTTGCGGGAGATCTCGGAATGTATGCAGGCAATACCATGAGTTTTGCAAGTGGAGAGATGCAATCAACATTTGATCAGCTTGCTGGAGCAACAACGGCAACTGCTGGCAGGCAAACACGTAACTTCTTCAAAGAACAGAAATAAGAAAAAAGAAGAGCAGATTGATTGGCTATCTGCTCTTTCTTCCTCTAATTGATACTTGATAGTTCTGATGACTGACGCTTCTTCTTACCCACAACAACCCCGCCTCTCATTTTTCACTGAGAAAAATACTCATATACTCGCTCAAACTTCAGATGTAAACTCACTCTCTTCTCTTTTGAAAAACGGGTTCTCATTTGCTTCGCTGCGGATTGCTTGCCATCGTAATGCTCTGCCAGCTTACGAATATCACGCTGCCCGATAACCGGATCATCAATGAAGGTAACAGTACCGGCAATGGTGACATACTCATATCTACATTGGATACACAAAGAAACCTGTGGGTTATTCCGCATATTCCGCTCTTTCAACCGCCCAACCTTGGTATTCATCACAATTGTCTCGCCATCTTCCTTTAGCAAATACCACATGGTAGTCTGCTGAATAGAGCCATCAGCATTGTGAGTAGCAAGAACAGCAAAATTACGTTTTTGTAGAAAGGTACGGGCGCGTTTTGATAGCTGATTATTCGGCATGGAATTTTTTCTCCTAAAATATTGCTTTCTTTTCTACAGAGTTGGCAACTTCATTCTTTCAAGCCATTGATGATATTGCTGAAGTGCTGCAAGAGTTCGGGGATATCCTGTAAATGTTCGGATTCAGTGATGGCAAAATCGTACAATTATCTGATGTAATCCTCATTTTCTCCCATCAGGGAAAACCGCTTCAGGAGAGGCATTACCTTACATAATTATCAAAAACTACATCATTGAATCCCAATATTTAGGATCTACATCGCACTAAAACTGAAAAAAGTATTATATAAACTTACATGTGTCACCTAGTTGGTCGCTAGGTGACTTTTTCTTCCTCCTGCAAATCGTAACATGTTACGGAATAACTCCGTGTGGGCAATCCGAACAAACATGCCAGCCTGGTTGTCCCTCACACAACAGGTAAAATTTTTCCTGTTCGTGAGCATCAAGCATCCCATCTACTGGTTTGAGCAAACCATCCTTGGTCCCCCTCTCCACATACCCGGTTGCAATGCCATGATCTCTGATCATCTCAGTGAGTGTTATTATTGGAATGTTCCGCTCTAAGCGGTATCCAGGTGGAGCATGCTGGATTGCAAATCGCTCCAATGCAAAGAGTCTCCTGCGAACAGCACGCAACTGCTCTTTATACGTCATCTCAGGATGGCGGCGACGATAATCTGCCTGTCGGTGTGCATCGGAGCAGTAACGCTTTGGCCTGCCGATTAGATCCTGGTCCAGGTCCTTCTCACATAATTGGTAAGCACATTTGGTCACAAGTCACCTCCTACAGAGTATTGTAACACGTTACGAAGGAAGGTTAAAAGAAAAGCACCATGTCCTTGTGGTGCGCATCCTTTAGGCATCGATATCAGCCAGTCGGTACGGGTTCTTTCGCATGAATGCTCCTCTTTTTCTTCCCAAAAGTTATACACATAATTTTTCAGAACCTTTCAAAATTGCCTCCAAAGCCTTGACATTGATACGTGTATATGTTATGATACATTATGGAAGAAGAAAACACACAAGTTCTGAAAGAGGAAACAATCATGTTAGAGTTAGAAGAACAATTCGGTTTCGTTCTCAAGTGGGGGGGATCTTTCTGAAGAATTGAGAGAAGAGAAGATTGACGACTACATTCGCTTTTGTTATTGGAATGGTGAATATGATCGCGAGCAAGAGTCTGAGCAGGAAGCTCTGGCGAATGAGCATTATCGTCACTCAGCCAGGTTGAGCATCAAAGCGCATTTCCCCCTATACTTTTGAGCCTCCGTATAGAAAACCTGCTACACTCTCTGTGATTGCCAGAGTCACAGAGAGTGTAGCAGGTTGAATTTTTCGCTCATGTCGATATCTGGTTGGGCATACTTGAGCGACATAGAAAGATGCATGATTATACCTCTACAATATCTACTCCATATAGTGCTTTGACGAGCTTCTTCTTGAGTTGATAGACCGCTGTTTTTGTTGCTGGACTCTTTACGTCCTCTAGAATTACGGAGTCGGTTGCCACATCTTCGTAACGAAAGTCCCCTCGGTAAAATCCAAGCTTGTGCCCGTTAACTACCAGATCATATCGAGGCTGTAGTTCAATGTTTTTGATTAGCCCCGCTCGTTCAAGGAGCAATAATTCCTGGTAGCGATTCTTTTCCTTCTGGCTAGCGAAGTGGATACCCATGTACTCGGTCTTGCGGTTGCGATACTTGGATAGTTTCTTTTTCTGTTCTTGCTGAATGGCAGGTCGATAGCGACGGCCATCAGGATAGTTTATGGCACTCATTGTCTTTTTATTCCTTTAGCTCTGTAAAACAACGGTATCACGAGATATATTCTCTTTAATATACGCTATTTACAAATAAAAAGTAAGGGTAAAAAATAAAAGCATCAGTAATTACTGGTGCTTTTAAGATCTGTCCTGGGAGAGAAGACAGATACACATCAAAAGGAATCTTTCTTTTAAGTGTAAAGAACAGAACAAACACGACAATCAAGAAGATTGCCTGACTCCTTTATTTGCAATTTTCGCTTTTCCTTTATAGTGCTCTGGCATCTGATATGTTGCCCATCCACCCGCCTCTTTGAGTACTTCAATCGGTGTACCATTCTCAGCTAAATCATTCGCCCAGGAATGTCTAAGGTCATGTGGTGCCAGGCCCTCTATACCAATCATCAGGCCGCACTTTTCAATTCGATATGCAACAGAGTCCTCATCCATACCATCAATCGCACGCGATCCGGTATATGTCTTTCCATTAAGAATGCAAGGGTCTCGATCTGTCCCTTCAAAGAGCAATATTCGTGTTTTAACTATCTCCAGATACATTTTGAGTGCGGATAGAGTTAGAGGATGAAGTTCGTGTTTTTGTTCTATCCTGACCTTGTGCCTATGCACAATAATCAGGCCGCGATCTAAGTGCACCTCATTACGGCACAACCTGACAACCTCCCCTACCCGAAAGCCCTGATAACACAGTAGGGTGAACAGGGCAAGATCTCGTACAGCCATACAGTACTCAGATTTCGTACAGAAGTTCATTTTATCCAGGAGAGCCTGCCTGATTGCGCGACATTGGCTGGCAGATAGGATAATTGGCTCCGCGCGTTTGGCATTCGGACGCCTCCGTTTATTTACTGGTCTCCCCTCATCGATAGCCTGCCGATGCCGCTGGCTATCCCCTCTCACCTCCTTGATCTTGAGGTATTCTTCTAAAGGGATATGGCCAATTTCAAAGGCCAATCGTGCATAGACATGTATAGTCGTCAGGCGTATTGCAACCGAGGTAAGTGCATATCCTTCTTCCTTCTGCCACCGCTTGTAATCCTCCACCAGTCCATAGGTAATTCCCTGCCATTCTGAGAGATCTTCAAAGAGACCTGTCAGAACCACATTCCGCTTTTCGGCCAGATATCGTTGAAAAAGCATGAGATCTGCCCGTTGTCTCCTGAGAGTATCAGGAGACAGAAGTTCCTGATATCGTGAAAGTTTGCCCTCTTCAGCCTGCTGATTTGCCATTGCACCCGCCACTGCCAGTGGATCTTGACCATACCTCATAAGCTCAGTCATGTGCTGTCCCTGCTTTCTTATTATATCACTCATACTTCGAGGCAAATACATGGTAAATGTACTTCTGCACACTCTCTACTCTCATAGGCACGCATTTCTCGTGCGCTTTCACGGGCACAACTCTCTTTGTTTTCCATCGAGGATTTCGCTCTGGATCAAGTAAGCGGTCACTCTTCCCAAAATTGCGCCGAATGTAGATGACGCTCTCAGGATCTATCTGTTGTGCATCTGCTACCCACGAGCCGCGCGACACAGGCTTGTGATCTTGTGGAGGGTATGCTCGTTTTATACACGCGTCAAAGCTGACATAATGGTAGGTATGAGTGACCGGCACTTCATCATACTTTCCGCTCCCTGGACGCTTCACCTTTCTCCTATAATTCTCCGTCTTCTCAGGCCATGCCTCTTCCTCATTAGCAGCAAATTCACGACCAACAACCAGAAGCGCCGTAACAAACCAGCTCCTCCAGTAAGCAAGGATCGCGCTACAGTAGGGACAGGGGCAAATATGTTGATATCTTCTTTCTTTATGAGATTCTTCATAAGAAGTACACTTATCAGTAGGACAGGGAACGAACTGTCTATCTGGAATAATTTCCCATTTCTGTGCTTGTTCATAGTACTGATAATGTGAATGGGGGACCCCATCAGAATCAATAAAGGAAAGACTCCATCGATAGTCTTCATCAGGATATTTGATTGCTTCCTTTATTACCTGCTGCATGACCGCTGTCTGTTTTTGCTTTAACATGTCTTCAAATTCACGGTCAGGACAGCAAAAAAAGAGACCTGTTATCAGTCCGGTATTGATTTCGATGGGTTGTTCGAGCGTAATCCAAATAGGCGTATCTGGAATATGTAAGATAGGAGTGGGGATATCTGGATCAAGGGAATATTTCTCGTTAGCAATATCCATCAAATGACGCAACCCCATGTCTTCTTTCATGAGGGGCCTGGGGCGCAGTACCTCTGTCATATTTTGTCCACTGCGAGCCAGTTCATACTTCACGGCTTTCTCAGCCATATTGGTGTAAATCTGACTGGTCAATCTTGCCATCGCAAGATTGAAATCATACAAATCATGTGATAGAGTACGACGTTTGATACGCGCTAATGCTTCCTCATGGGCAATTCGTAAGTATGTCAGGTACTTCTCAATAAGTGGCTTATCGCTATCTTTGTGAGGAATATGTTTTGCTCTTTTAGTTGTTCTTGCATCAACTATGCAACGTATAATGGACATTTGTGCAAGATCATTCGAGCTGTATAATCCATAAAGTGTGGTAATTCTATTATCGTATGCCTCTCTATTAAATGGCATATCGAGCTGTACTCTGATTGCATCAAAGAGCATAACGCTAAATGTATGGCCGAGATGAATACGCCGGATTGCTCGCAAAACACCATCTTCAGAGGACACAAGGAATATGGTGAGTTCTGCCATCTCTTCTGATTCCAGAATAGGCGGGACTATCCGGTCCCCTTCTTCTAAGAGATGAATGGAATAGGGGGAATCAAACCACGGTAACATGGTACCGAACCTGGAAAGGAGGAAGATAACATCCTCAACTATTGTCAGAGCAAATTCACATTTGCCTGTCTCGATAGCCTGTATATTACTTGCTGTTAGTTGATCAAGATACAGTTCGAGCACAAGTCTCCCATTTTGGTAATTGAAATGGGTTCCCGGTGTTATTGCTCCTTTGATAAAGTGTTTGCCAACTTCATATACACGCATCTTACCCATCAAGTTGTTTCTCCTTTCCCATAGCGTCAGACAGATTCAAATATCCTCGTGCATTGCACCACACAGGCAGATATTTCAAGATAGCATCAAGATTTTTCTGTTTGTCATCAATGACTATCAGGTCACGTATGCCATCTCTCCATACCCTCTCATGAACTTGAACTGCCTTGAGTAATTCTGTGTAAATCCGCATATCAGTTGGTTTCATCATCAACACTTCTGGAAGATGATATGTTGTGAGAAACCCATGCCTGATCAGTTGGTCTCTTGTCGCATCCCTCATGGAATCCGGTCGTGATGTCTGGAACCAGACTTTGCGTCCATGAGATAACTGATTGATAGCCTCTGCTGCTTCTGGGACAGGGGTATCAAGCACAAGTAGTCCTGGATCAAATACCTTTCCCCAGTAAATTGGACTCTCTTCTGCATGTTTTCTTGTCCTGAGAACAGCGAGCTCGTCGGGGATAGTTTTCATATAAAAACGAAGTGCCTCATCAATTCTGGCATCAGGATGAACAAGGATACCATCAATATCAAATACGATAGCTGCAATTGTATTCATTATTCTCCTTTATAGGTTGTACGGAATCCATGAAGTAGGTATGGAAGAAGATTGTTTAAAACCACTTCCATATTTTGATAAGGTAGAAGATCAATAGTATTCCTCATCCTCAGTATTTCAGCGCAATATACTGAAAAAGAGGTGCGTGATCCTTCAACATTCATCACCTGTGCCATGAGAGCCTCTTTCCTTTCAGGATCTTGCGATGCTTTGCATTCCCTTGCACTGGTCCACATTTCCACAATGAAACACACCTGGCGCAATTCATCATCCTTATAGCGCGTAGCAAGTATTCCTCCAATTGAGAAAAAGAAAGCCTGGCGTTCCAGTGTGATGCTAAATGGAAATTCATTGAATGGGAAATAGTGTATTCCATTCAATGCAAACTCAACACAAAGAAGAGGATCAAACGATCCATCTCGCAATAATACCTCTTTTGCTTTTTCAAATTCTTTTGTAATATCCATAACTCTCCCTTTCTACGTACACCGTTATTCTCTCCGGTAATGTGGAACATATGTTCCGACTGCATGCCAGAGGTTCGTGCGAAATTCATTAAACGCACTAACTCCTTTTTTATTATACATGGCAATCATAGTCGAAAAAACAGGTAAGGCATCGGTTGTCGTGATAAGTAGCTCTTCACTATCACAATGAAGCAAACGTCTTGCCTGTGCTATACTAAAATGATTTGCCGGTGTAGGACTCAGGAGTGTCTGCTTTGTATATTGCTCAAGCCTCCTGATGATTGGTGCAGCCTCATGGAATAGGACAAGATCACCGATAAGCTCCGTTGCCCATTCCATCTTCCTGGCACGAGGCATGGTCTTTTGTGCCTCAAGTGCCAACGCAACAAGAATTGCAGACATGCCTGCAACATCTTCAAACATGCTATCGGTCATGGTTACGCCTCTTTTCCCATTGATATCTGGATTGAATGTCGCTCTGTACACGGTCAATGCTCCGACTATCCAGGATCTGTTCAGAAATCTCTTCAAAGAGAGATGATCCTAAAGCAAAGGTCTTATCTTGTCCTTGTAACCATTCTGCTGGACGCAGGCCGATCTGCAATCCACGTTGTCCCACGTAGTCTCGATTGCCAGCGAACTCCCCAATAATCTCATTGGTTCCGACCTGTATTTTACCAGACAACCCTATCCATTCGACTAATGGGCGTCCAAGCGTCAACAGACGGATGCGAGGATTATCAGAAAGCAGATAATACCAACGCTGAACACCAACATGCCTCATCGGTTTTTGGCGTAGTTGCTTCCTCTCTAAATAGGTATCTATTATGTGTTGATCAGGTTCTCCTGCATTACTCCACGCATTGATAAACGCCTGATCAATGGTAGATATCTTCCAAATCATAAAATCTCCTATTTACCATCCTATTCCCAGGAAGCAAAACAGATAAATGCCAGTCACAGCGTGTGCAAAAATAATGAAACTACTTTCATTTACAAGACGTTGAACTGGAAGCGGTTTCCAATCCAGGATGGACTGACAGGAAATATAGACAATTACAAAAGCCATTAAGAAAAGAAGAATGCAGCCAATGCAATCAACAAAAACGAACCGTATCCCTGGATACTGCAATTGAGAAAAGAGGGTTGTTATGATACTTGAAAGCAACCATGTGTGTAACCAGATATACTCAATGCTTCTTTTCTGCCAGTTCATAATAACGAACCTCTTCTATGCTTGCTCACATCTCCATTGTTGAAGAATCATTGTTTCTATACAGTAATCGAGAAACTGTTTATCTTCCTCAGAAAATTCGCTGAGCATAGATTCCATAATGTAAAAGTATCTCGTACTAGTCATTCCTCGTAAATGAGGGAATCTTGCCATTACTGTTTCAGTATTCGACTTGAGATACCTATCTCTATTGAATAAGACCTCCAGGTGTCGTTTTTGGCTCATAATGGTTTCTCTTCTTGAGAATTTTTGTTCGACTTCGGTGATTATTAGCACTAATCACCGAAGCATTATAACATCAGCAGCAGAAAAAGTAAATGGTCCTGTTTCTCACTTTTCTTGTGCATTAGCACGGTGTAGCTACATCAACTCTTGTGTATCAGGTAGTGGCTATTGTCACCATAAACGTCGGTTCGCACTTGCATACGCAATCACAACAGACGCGCCGGCTCTTCCGCGATTTTGGTGCAAAAAGCTCATCAGCATGATAGCTTGAAGACCTTCATCCGCTCCAGCAGCGGTTTCATACTACGTGCTCATAGCTCAACAATAGCATGAGCACCAAAAGTGGTGGAGAGCCAAACTTGGGTACAATCTTCAGCCCGACACGCGCTATTAAAGATTGTGGTGAATGCGGGGATTTCGTAGGTGTTTCTCCTGTTGCGAGAGGCTTGGCTGTGTGGGTGTTGAGCGTAGCCTCTCGGAATACTCTGCAAGCGACTTAACACGCATTTGACCCTTTAGGGATGCGTTTATCGTGGCTCGAAAAGCTCCTCTGTAAAGAGGCTCTCGCAAAGGGTTGCATGAAGTGGCTTGTGGTGCTATCCTAGTGAGAGGCGGGGGTGGCAATAAGGTTTTTCGCGACTGAGCGATTGAAACGGCAATAATCCGACTTGGAGAGACGCATAATCTGTCTGTGGCAATAAGGTTTTTCGCGACTGAGCGATTGAAACTGACCGGAGGAGCATATGAATTTCAACCTCCTTGCAGTGGCAATAAGGTTTTTCGCGACTGAGCGATTGAAACGGTGGCAGTGCAACTTGAATTTGCGCGACGTCGCGCAGTGGCAATAAGGTTTTTCGCGACTGAGCGATTGAAACCGACCGGATGGCACCATTCTGGATACGCCAGGCTATGAGTGGCAATAAGGTTTTTCGCGACTGAGCGATTGAAACTGATCGCATTCATGTTCGATCTAGCAATGCGAGGAATAGTGGCAATAAGGTTTTTCGCGACTGAGCGATTGAAACATTTCCATTACCTCCTCGGCAGGAGGCATTGAAACTTGTGGCAATAAGGTTTTTCGCGACTGAGCGATTGAAACAACACAGAACAACAGAAAATCTACTTTAGAAGTGAAGTGGCAATAAGGTTTTTCGCGACTGAGCGATTGAAACTCGTCAGCAGTTTCTTCAGGCAACCCTTTCTGACGTAAGGTGGCAATAAGGTTTTTCGCGACTGAGCGATTGAAACTCTGTCCCAGGTACTTCTCAAGCACAATATCTGCAATGGTGGCAATAAGGTTTTTCGCGACTGAGCGATTGAAACTCTGTCCCAGGTACTTCTCAAGCACAATATCTGCAATGGTGGCAATAAGGTTTTTCGCGACTGAGCGATTGAAACGAAAAAGAGCCTCGTGGGAACTACATTATTAAGCGGGGTGGCAATAAGGTTTTTCGCGACTGAGCGATTGAAACATAACTGATCTTGAGGCAACGTGTAAGCATCTCAGCGTGGCAATAAGGTTTTTCGCGACTGAGCGATTGAAACAACACAGAACAACAGAAAATCTACTTTAGAAGTGAAGTGGCAATAAGGTTTTTCGCGACTGAGCGATTGAAACCCCTCTTGTGTGGCCGCATTCAGTTGAGAGTGCGCTCCCGTGGCAATGTTGCAATAAAGGTTTCCATCAGGCGTTTTACTTGTGCGGTTTTCATTTTCGGTTCCCTTCGATGACTGTTTGTACTTTCCTTCTCCCATAAAGTATCATAACATATACCCATGTGTATGTCAAGGCTTTTAGAATAGTTTTGAGTGAGTTTTGAAAACTCACTCAAAACTGACTCTTAGTACTATCTTCTTATGTCTCGCTGTGTGCTACTTCTTGTGTTACATAATATATGCTATACTTACTTCAGGACTAGTGCACTACGCATGCATCCTCAAATGTCAGGCTAAGGAACCGGCAACTTGCAACCTTACTGGTTTTCTTAGCTGACAGTCTGCAAGACTGATATGTACATAACCTCTTCCTCCTATTCTTCTTCTAGCTGTTCTAATATGTTGAGTGCTTCAGACTTCCTGATAGCTGCATCACGATCAGTCATGCGGTCAACGAGTACACCGTATTGAGTTGGATGAAGAATACCTCTCCGTCCTTTTCTGAACTGATGTTTGAATATGAAGGTCTCATCATTCTCGCCAGAGGTGGACCTGATAGTGATCCACCGATAGCGATAGACATATTTTTGCATTATCGCTCTCCTTCTTATTTGAACTTCTGTTCCTTCATGAATTGTAGTGCTTCTACCGGAGACCTGAAGTAAAAATGTTCAGACACATGAAATGCTTCAACATAGACACGGCGAGGACCAGCCCTATCAATAACCTCACGAATTTCATACCAGGAAAAGGCCCCGGAGGTCTGTGCATACCCCTGTCTGCCAATAACTGCATAATGGGAAAATATCCCGCAGCTAAAGTCTTGCTTGAGCACAACCTGTTTCCCTGTTATCGTGTCTATAAAGATGTCCAGCATCTGTCCGAATCCATTCTTCATTTCGATTTTGATCACTCGCTTGGATTGCGATAGAATTATAGACATCTCCATTTCCTCTTATGTCTACCTGAATCTTTTGCTATATTTCACCATCTGAGACAACGTGTTTGAAGTGCGAATGAGGGGCATTGCTCCCATCATCTCAAACTCGCTTCTCTGCATTTGATAGTCCTGGATATCCTGACGATCATTGCCGATCAGGACTACTTGAGGAGTTTTCCGCCTGATCTCCTGCCAGATGATTTCTGATGTCCACTCCGCCCCGGACATACCGGACATTTTGGCATAATGAGGACGTAGGATCAATTGTCGCGAGGTACTCCACAGACCATGCTGATTGAGCAGATCAATATTAGCCTGATACACAGCCTGGTCCAGGCCGGACTTCTCGGCCCACGACGTGGATATGAAAAACACATTGCAGTATTGCTCTATCATCTCCACACGTCGTGTGACACGAGGATATTTGCGATCCAGAGCAAATAGCTGAGGGGACCAGGGTGAGATACCTTGAGATGCCGCCATTTTAAAGCGGAGATCTGTATCAAAGATAAAGCCTCCAAGATTAATGAAGGCTAAAGATTCCCTCACACCGCTCAGTGTCAATCTCAGGTCTTCAGCACTGCGAACTGGGGAATATGGCTGCCAGTTGGTAGGAATCCATAATCCATCATTTTGTTTGTAGGGAAGAGCCAGATCGGTTGGAAGTGTAGGAGATGCCAGCAGGAGCCTCTCCTGTTCCCCCTTTCCAAGACCAACGCTACGTCGTCCATATTTTGATCCATAAGCTCTGATAGCTACTCTGATATCGATTCTTTGATCTAACCTCTCCAGGATCTCCTCCCAGGCATGGGATATTCCTGCATTGAGGCAACCGACGCCATTGTAAAGGACATCTCCACTTTCCTGAACCATCTCCAGATAGAGGTGCACTGCTTTACTCAGTGTCTCCTTATTCAATCCCTCCTCTGTGATCATTTGGAGGTGTGCAGAGAAAGCTGTCCAGTTTTGCTCAAACTCTTCCTGTTCTTCAGCAAAACTATCTTGTAGTTGTAATGGTGTTTTTGGGGGTCTTCCTAAGAGATCCCCAATAAGAGACTGTGTTTGAGCAACATGTGCACGAAGACTTGCTCCGGGCACCATTCCTTGTATCATAATTGTTTCCTTGTCTACTAATAGAGTGATATCAATATTTTCTTGCATGAAAGGTAGCATCAGTCTTCATGCTACCAAATGTAAAACTTGCAAGAACGTTAGCAGTAAGCATGGCTTCAAGCTTTTCTTTCAGTATGATGAGCATTCTCCTGGAATTGATATACATGGTAATGGTGCCATCATCACGCCTGGTAAACTCACATTCATAGTGCAATTCATACCCTATAACATAGGAAGATAACTCACGCTCCACGAGCTGCACACTGGTTTCTTTTGTCGGCAACATATACTGCCGGAAACCATCTCGATCAAAACCCTTGTTATACTCAGAATGATCAAAGAGGCCATCCTTAAAAGTGATTTTGATTCCTGTAAAAAGATTTTTTGTTGCCATTTTATGTATTCCTCTCTATGCTGCCATCTTCATTTCAGGACAAACGGGAGACAATTCAACCGCAATTAGAAGACAAGTCAGTGCCTTTTGTCTGCGAACTTTACGAACACATACATCCTCTGGAATTTGCAACGAGGCAATCAGTTGAGTGTTTGGAGCTGACCTGCGTACTTTGAAGATACGCTCAGCACTTCTGATGATGCTCCTCATTTCAGGAGTGTTCAGCAGTGGAAGCGTTGCCTTGAGCTTCACATCAACAGCTTCCTCATGCTTACAGACATGTTTGGGGTCCTTCTTGCTACGCCAGTAGTAATCAGGACAATTACAAGAGACCGGAACGCCTCGCTCAATCTGAACAGTATAGATATCTTCTTCACTCATCTGACTTGGTACTTCTGCATAACTGCCGTGCAAAGAAACCTCTGCATGTTGGATGTATTCTTGACGAGCTATTACTTGTTGAGATTGCTAATCATCGCCGTGTCCTTGTCGTTTTGTACTTCCTTCTTACACATATATCATAACATACGCACGTATCAATGTCAATGCTTTTAGAGGCAATTTTAAGGATCTTCGAAAATACATGCACATACATTTTCATGATTATCCCTCGTCTATTGAGCCAGTAGAATTGACAGATATTTAGACAAGTCCCCGCTGAACAGCATAGACAACCGCAGCTGTTCGGCTACTTACCCCAATTTTCTGATAAATATGCGATAAGTGATGATCGACGGTCTTTTTGCTAATGTGGAGCAATTTTGCGATCTGGATAGCCGTATTTCCACGCGCGAGGTGCACCAGTACTTCAATCTCACGCGTTGTCAGGTCATCAGATCTTCGGATACGTATCCTTTGTGAGGGAATATTTAATGAGGAGAGGAGAGCCTGATAACAGACAGGATCAAATCGAACATTTACTAAAGCTTGCATCTGATGTAAGACATCCCGATCTTCTTGTTGTTGGGAATGTCTTACATAATAGTTGGCAACAGCCAGGATGCGCCCATGAAAAGGGATCTGTTCTCCCTTGAGACGGCGATAATATCCTGTTCCATTGATCCATTCATGATCAGAAGAAGCTGCTTCTGCTAATTCATGAAGGGCAGATTGTTCTAAAATCCATTGTGTATAGTATGGATGGAGGCGTAGCGTTTCCACCTCCCCTCTTGTGAGCGTTTCCTTTTTTCTAAGAATGGTTGCGGGAATTGCTAAGTATCCAATATCATGAACCAGAGCAGCACACTTCAGATTTATAAGTTCATGCCTATCCATTTTTAGTGCAATTCCCATCTTATATGCAATATCTGCAACTGTCCGAGAGTGATGGAGCGGATTGCGAGTGTTAAGATCCATTCTAAGATCGATAAAGCCTGCTAGAATTTCGCATATTCGTTCTATCAGTGTTTGACCTTGCAGAAGCGGGGCAACGGTAGACGGGCATCTATTTAGAAGAGCATCCTGAGTAGAATGCTTGGCGAAGCGACTCCAAAATGTAGGTTCACGCTCCAATTCCAGGAAGACATCAACAACTTCTGGATCAAACCGACTCGCGCGATTTTTTTCGATGAAGATTCTGGTCTTGTCAAATCCAAAAAATTGAGAAGTCAACTCAATAACCTGCGCAATGTGGAGGATACGAGAAGGTAATGGGATATCCTGTGCCTTGACTTTGTATGCCATCCCTCTGCCATCCCACCGTTCCAACTGAAAATGAAGAGTTTCCTGGACATATACCGGGAATCCAAGATCGCGTGCAAAAAGCATGGCGATTTCACAGTGACTACGCATCGTTTCTGGTGAGACGGTACCGCACTGAAGAACAAATGACATCAGTCGGCAGATACACTGCAGAAACGATGCATCTAGCGTAAAATACCGAGACAACCATCTCATCATGTTCCCTATCCGAGATGGATCAACAAGAATCACCTCGTGCAGGTGTGCCCGTTTATTCCCTGGCAAAAATGCCGCCACACCAGCACTACAAGCAGTACAGGCAATATCCTTCAACAGCGATCCATAAAAAATAGCCTCGTATTCTACTTCAGTAACAGTAAGGCTATCAGCAATTTCAAGTGCGATGAACGCCGTTCTCAGACCATGTTCAATATGTCCTCCAAATCCAAGACTTGTTGCATAAGATAAAGCACACAGTATCTCAACAAAATCTTTTTTCATGGTTCATCCTTCCAGTGTAAAAACATGAATGGTAACTCTGGCACATGAAAATACAATATACCACATGCACATGATCTATTGTCAATGGAAAGGTAACGACCAGCTATATCCATTTAACAATGATAAATATTGTGCAAGAAGAAAAGGGTTTTTATTGAAGAGTATAATCGCGGAGTTTACAGATACTTTATCCTTTTTGTATCATCGGACGTTTGATTGAGACTGAGTTTGTCTTCTTTCTTGGATTGAATCCGTCTGCATCTTACCTGCCCAATAGCAATGCATCCAAGAATAATTGCCATTGAGATAACAAACTGAATCCATTCTTCAATATGCACATTGAGATATTTGAGGATCAATTCAATACCAATAGCAAGGATCAGTACGTAGGCTGCATGCATCAATAATGGCTCGAATTGAATTAGCTGGATAAAGAGCATTGAAGCAAATCGCATAAGGATAATTGAAAGAAACACTCCAAAGATAATCACCCAGATATGCTCGCTCAGCGCGACCACGGCAATAACATTATCAAGACTAAAGACCAGATCCATTACTTCAATACTTATGACTACGCGCCAGAATGGATTAGGAACACAGCTTTGGAGACTGAAGAATCTCTTTTTTTGTTCTGCTCTCCTGAGAAATACTTTTATGGGAGTAACAATCTTATCTAAAAAGGCAAAGATGCCAGTATAACGATCAATCTTTTGATAGAGATCAAAGTGGACTGCGACGAGGTTGAGCAGGTAGAGAGCGCCCAGAACTTTGAGCAGTGGGAATGTGATAATAACCCCTGCTAAAACCAGCATAAAACCGCGACCTGCATAAGCTCCAATTAAACCAGCCTTGAGCGCTGCTTCCTGCTGATTTTTACCTACAATACGCTGCAACCACGGTGTAAGAGGAACAGGGATATCTTTGGGAAGTTTTGCGGCCATCGCACCAAGTACCGCAGCGTTATCCAGCGATAAGATACCATCAAGCACGATGACCTGAAGCAGAATAAAAACGGTCTCTGATAATCCTTCAAACGGATTCATGTGGATCTCCCTATGAAGAGGAAGCATTTACACACTCAAACAAGCCTCTCCTGGAGTCAGTATATATACAGATCTCAACCTCTTCCCAAATGTATTTACTTTTTTCAGGATGTCTGTTACAAATATCTTTTTAGAGGGAGTATCAAATGCTGAAATGGGAATATCTTCGAGTTCGTACTGACCTGACACGAGTTCTTATCGAAAATAATCATCCACTTCTGGGAGATAGCATCAAGCCAGAAGTGGATGATTACTTGAAAGAAAAGGGTGAGGATGGATGGGAACTTGTTTCGATAGCACCTATCGAAAATTTCAAGCTATTGTGGGTTTTTAAACGCCTCAAAACATCTTAGTTACTTTTCATAAGGAGTTTTATCAACAAAACCGCACTTCTCTAGCAAAGCACAAAATGCTTCAGGGGAAAGATCCTCTTTCTTGTGACTTATTTTGCCCAATGCTGATAGCACATCAGACAAACCTGCTATAGCCTCCATCGAAGCAAGAAAGACTTCAAGACGTGGTATATCTTGTTGATCAAGATGATACCAACGCATCACCATCTCTCCAAATGGTTCATTGACATAAAAGTACACTTCATCTGTACATCTCTCCCTTTTCAGAGATTCACGTGCTTCGTTTCCATACCATGCTTTTGTCGTGTGGATATAGGTTTTGATTGGGCCAGTATTCCTGCGATTCCAATCATTTATCAGTTTACTTAAGCATTTCTGATGTCTGGGCACCAGAGAACGCTCCTCTTCATTTTTGGGTGCGTACACAGGCTTGCGTACGCCCCGACCACAGTTATCACATATTTCCATAAATAGTTCCTTTCTTTTCACTCCCGACCTGGGATATACCCGTTATTATCATCAGCAAACACTACTATACCATTGTCATTGCACTCAACTAGTCCAAGAGTTTTTAATTGAGATAAGAGCCTACCTGCTAATCCCAGGCTAATCCCTGAATTATGAGCAATGTCTACAATAGTAACGCTTTCCACTTCTCGTACTTCGTATGCATCAATAATGCCGTGGAGTACTTCTTTTTGTGCATTAGTTAGTGAAATCATTTAATTACTCCTGCCTTTTGCGCGTATCGAAGATTGAGGATACGACAATGTTCCTCAATGTCATGCGATTGCTCTGTCAATGTGTAAACAAGTTCACACAATTGTCGAGCGTTCATCGCACATAGACCCTGATGTGCAAAATGATTTGCTCGTCCGCTATCCAAAAATCGGGTCAGTCCATACATGGTATTTCCCAACAGGGTGCCCTGAGCACCCTTGAGATATTCGTATTTATTGAGGTACTCCATCCAGCTTGCCAGCGAGTGGATACGTGAATCTCCGCTCTGCTTATTCCAGCTAATTACCTTCCCCCGACTTCGAGAGATAAAATCTGCAAACTCTTTTTTATTTTTGAATTGATTATCCATCGTAACCTCCTAATAATGGCATCAATGTGTTTCTACGAACAATAAATGCAAGATATGCTTTTCTTGCATGCTTATTTGTCTCTGTCTTCAGTTCTTGCTCGACCATTCTGCATGCTGCATCTTCACCAAGAATCAGTTCATGCAGTATCTTGGTATATACTTTGTATTGTGCTGACCCTGAAAAGGTCAAACAATCTATTTTCTTATTGTATTCATTCCTTAATTGTCCGGTTACTTCTTGTTTCTGTTGCCATGTGGTCATTATGTTTCTCCTGACTTGTTTGTATTTCCTTCACCAACAATATCATAACATAGATATGTGTAAATGTCAATGCTTTTAGAGGCAATTTTCAAAGGTTCTGAAAAGTTATGTGTATAATTTTTGGATTCTGGCGAAGTCTATGAACATATCCAAACTTCCATCGCAATATATTCAGGAGAAAAGTAATGCCTGTGGCTACATAGCCGCACATCAATGATAGATAATTATCTGTTCTTCCTCTTGCTACTCTGAAGATGTATCTCAAAGATACGCAACCGATAGGGGGAATGAGTATGGAGGTTCCATCTTCATGCTGGGAGTGGAGCAAGTTGCAACTGGGAAGATGATCCTGTGTTCCGTTTCATCTCCATGTAGGAGCAGGGCAGGTTGCAACGACATGTGATACATTTCACCGCGTATGTAACTGAAAGTTTCACTGCCATGCTAGTTGTGAGACATGCTGCAACTTTGAGCTATCTCTAAGATCGTCCAACGTTCAGCAAGTTTCACTGCCATTCTGGTTGTGGGGCATGTTGCAACGGATAGCATCGCCGTTGATAGCAGCACCAACGAGCGTTTCACTGCCATTCTGGTTGTGAGGAACGTTGCAACAATGCGTTTGCTGCTGGATTGTTAATGCCAGAACAGGTTTCACTGCCATTCTGGTTGTGGGACACGTTGCAACAAAGCAAATGGCTGAACTATATGCAAAGTATCCAAGCCTGTTTCACTGCCATTCTGGTTATGAGACACGTTGCAACAGAAGTGGTCGGCAAACATCCGGCAAAACAACTGAACATGGTTTCACTGCCATTCTGGTTATGAGACACGTTGCAACTGCTCGTCCTTCAAGCTCTGCAATTCTCATCTCTAACTGTTTCACTGCCATTCTGGTTATGAGACACGTTGCAACAGAAGTGGTCGGCAAACATCCGGCAAAACAACTGAACATGGTTTCACTGCCATGCTGGTTGTGGGACACGTTGCAACCGGAAGTCGATTTTGATGGCTTGTCAGGCTGCTCTAGATGGATAGTTTCGCAAATCGGGAAACATCCTCATCATTTCTTCTGGAAAAGGAGAGGATACTTCTTGTTTGTGCTCAAGTTTTCTCGAAAATCGAGGGTATTTGAGGACAAAAATTGATTTGCGAACATGCAACGTGTCCCGCAACCTGGGGATTCTTTGTTCAATCCCAGGATTGAATGGAGTATCTTGTTGAAACCAGACTCAGTTCTTCGGAACTCCGTTAGAAGCGAATATATAGGTACCATAGAGTGCGTGGCCAGCTCGATGCG